GCTAAGGAAGCAGATACCCGTGGATGGATTTGAACCATCTCAAAGCCTCTAATCTGGAGGAAAAGGTTTATAAAACCTCTCTGACTACCAAGTCTCACGGGCTGATGATGAACTACTGAGCTTCGTTATTTTGCTCAGTGTGTATTCGTATTAGTTCATCATCGGCAGGCATCATGACTGCTGCTTTACCATCTTCTCTCACAATACCTATGGTTTCACCGTTTTCGACTCTTCCTATAAGTTCGTCAAAATTGTCTTCCCATTCTTTCAGGGTAAAAATCTCCATTTACACCTCCAGTGGTTCTGCATAAACCAAGGCATCTTCGGGACAAGTATTACGGATGACCTCAAGAACATTCATGAACTGGTCTACAGTATCACAAATAATTTCTTTGGTGTCTCCTTCATTGGAATAGATGTAGAATGTGCGTTTGGTAGGGTCTACAACACAACGTGTGAGAAACTCGTCTTGCATGATGCCTTGGTTGCTTACCTTGTTATTATAAGGCATTTGAGTGCCGGTGTCAACTGTGCCAGTCGGGGAAGTGGTTAAATCATTGCATCTACGGCAGAAATTACGTCTGCATTTGAGGTTCTTCTTTGAGTTTGTTTTGATTTAACATTATTCGATCCCCAGTTCTGCAACTCTTTTTCCATCTTCTTTTCTTTTACCTTGTTGAGATTTGCTCTATTAGCAGCAGCATCTCTTTGAGTTCGGAGAGATGCGATTTCTGACACTAATGTTGAAATAGAATTTGCAATAGCAACACATCTATTTGCACCATCAGTTCCCGTCAGTGATGTATTAGTCGCATATGGTGCAACACCAACACCAGCATAGGCACTAAATGGACCTACGTTTCTTGGACCAATATGATTTGAAGATGTTGATGATACACTTTGACCTGATCCTACTGTAGGGGAGGTTTCAAAATTTGTAAGATATTCTTTACTACCATCTCCTCCACCTCCAACATTATAATCACTTTCTTCTACTTCTGTAGTATTATCACTAGATACAGTTTTTCCATTATCTCGAATATTTTCATGCCCAAATCCAGAGTAAGAAGAGGTTAAAGTTACAATACTGGTTGGATCAAATGGATTTTCTGCACCATAATCTAAATTTGGACCTGCCATTTTTTTATAGATCTCAAGTGCATCTCGATCTTCAATAAGAGTATAATTTCCAACATTTTCTGTAGTGGCACCAACACCTGTGCTTGCTATTACTCCTCCCGTAGTAGTTGCAGTATAAACAATACCTGACCAACAATTACGTTCGAGTGCTTCTGCAGATAAGGTTACTATTTCTTGTTTTTTTGCATTAATTTCGGAATTATAAGAAACAATTTGATTATCAAATTCTTTACAGAATGCTTGAAGTGTTTCGGCATCTTCTTTTATTTGATTCTCAACCTTTCCTACAACACTATCATCATAAAAATTAGATTCTACTTCTTCAATATTTTTAGAATAACTTCCATCACTATTTTGTACAACAGTAACTTTTTCATAATTTTCTGGTGCCTTTACATCGGATGATGGTTCAAATGCATTATCTAGTTGCTTTTGATCTTTCTCAAAGACTTCTCTTGCTCTATTCCTTAATGATTCTTCCATTTTCAATTCTCCAATTCAGATATTCGTTGTTTCAATTCTTCAATTTGTTTTTGTTGTTCTTTCATTCCATCAATCAAATGAGCAACTAAGTTTTCATAAAGAACTCTTTTATAAACTCGTCCCTTTTCTTTTCCATCTTTGACACTATTTACCATCGTTTTATAAACGACTTCTGGCACAACTTCCTCAACTTCTTGTGCAATCAATCCAACCATATGTGGATATTTTCCGGCAAGATCTGGAACAATTGTTTCATCCCAATCAAAAGTCACCGGATTTAGTTTCATAATCTTATCCAGACCATTTGTCAATGGTTCTATATTCTTCTTAAGTCTTATATCGGATGTATGTGGTCCAGTTGAAACAAATGAACCATTATACATCCAAAATCCATTTAGATTTCCAAATGGACTATTTTGAAAAATGCTTGCTCCATTACTCTTAATAATAGGTGCTGTAGCTCCCCAATCTGGAGTAACCGAAGATTTGAGACCATTTAATTCGGAAAAAATAGCACTATAATCAACAGTCAATGGTCCAATTGAAACATCAGTTCCAAGTCTTATATCTGTTCCCAATGTATTCCATACACCAGTATGAACATCAAGACCAATAGAATTAAAACTTAATGGTGATGTTAATGATGGTCCTGCTACAAGTGCAGCACTAAAAGGAACTGCTAATGCACCTTGTCCAAAGTGTCCTTTATGTGCCGCAAGTGATCCTGGTTCCCAAAAACCTTTTGGTATATTTAATGCACTTCCTAATATAGGATGGATTACATCTACAGTTCCACTATCTAAAGTTTGAAAAGCCATTATTTACAAGTCTCCACAATATCTGTAATTAAGTCGGCAACGGGACCAGGAACAAATGTACCTAGTATTCCTGAAAGTGGTGAACCCTGAATAACATCGGCATATAATAACCTCAAATAACCCTTTGCATTTAGAGTTATACTATCGGCAGATGTTACACAAACCTTACCACCGGCAAGATTGAGTTGTTCATCTGCTTTCATAGTAATGTGATCATTTGCCTTAATTAGGATTGATCCGTCACTCTTATCACCAACAGTTTCAATGTATATATTTTTTGCAAGGAGTTTGATATTTCCGTTTGCGGCATTCAATACAATATCACCATTTTCACATACAATTGACTTGGCAACATTCTCTTTTTCGTCTTCATTTCTTCCCTGAGCAAGATTAGTTCCTAGAATTTCATGAGAACTTCCAGGAACAATTTGTGTATTACTTCCAGTGAGACTATGTATCTGACAATATCCACTTTTCAGCATCTCAATTTTATTGGTGCCAATGTCTTCACCAACTTTATCTTGCTCACCAACCGGGCCCATAATAATGGTGCCATATTGGTTATCTGAAACAATAACTTCTGGGGGTATTGGTTTTACCATTTAACTCACACAATCAACAACACGGACAAGATCTTTTCTTGTAAATCCTCTTTCTACTAACACGCTTCTTCCTCTTAATGTATCAATTGGTCCATCTAGTGATAGTTGGACATCATCCGCAGACTCATCAAAGTCTGAAACACGAGTGAATGATAGTATTGGTTCAATAATAGCTCCTTCACCTGTTGGACTATTTATTTCAATATCTGGATATCCTGGAAGACCACATGCATTTGTTCCGATTTGGATACTAATAATTTGCCCAAACTCAGTCATTTGAACTGCTGCTGTAAGTCCTGGAATATCTGGAGTAATTATAATATTATCATTTGTAGTATATCCTATACCAGTATCTAAAATTCTAAATCCTTCTAAACAAACAACAAAATCATCTCTAATTTCATCATCTACAGTTTCGGTTTCAGATGGTGGATCAAATTCAGTTCTACCATCTGGAAATACTGAGACAGGTGTTGTCGTAAGAACTATGTCAGTAACTTCTCCTCCAGTCCCTCCAGTTCCAGTTCCTCCAGTTCCAGTTCCTCCAGTTCCAGTTCCAGTTCCTCCAGTTCCAGTTCCTCCAGTTCCAGTTCCTCCAGTTCCAGTTCCTCCAGATTCACTAATTACTGCATATCCACTAGTAAATGTATCTTCACAACCATCAATAAAAGATACAAATGGAGGTCTTGTATATCCAGAACCTCTATTAGTGATATTTACTCCTATTGTTCTTCCAATATTATCTACAACAACTTCTGCAGCTGCACCTACTCCTCCACCACCAAATATCTCAACCTGTGGTGGCCCACATTTATAAGCACTCGGATCGCATTCAGTAATACTTGATGGAGCAGTTCCTGCCGAATTTCCAAGAGGTTCTCCAAAGATTTCAATTCCATCAATAAAATCTGTCGCACCTTTAATCAAATCTCCTGCGGTTGGTGGTGCCAGAAAACCAGAAAACTTATCAATCTCAGATTGAGATGGTCCACCCCAAGGACTTGCTTTGAATTTTTTAATCTCTGGACAATTTGGTTTCGCACATAAGAATGCTTCAAATCCTAAAATATAGTCAAGTGCCTGGAATACGTTACCAATAATTTTTGTAACTCCACCAAGAACATCATTAATCTGATCTAAGATTGGACCAACTGCTTTATCAATAATTGCTGCAATATTGTTTATAAGTGCATTAGTAAATTGCTGTGCGGCACAGAAAGGAACATTAACAATTTTTCCAATTAATTCAAATAAGAAATCTACAACAAGATTTGAAATATTGGAAATAACATCTTTAAATGCACAGAAAATATTGTCTATGACAGTTTGAATAATAGTAGCCTTGATTGATTTCAATACTGTAGGAAGAATCATATCAATAAGATCTTCAATACCCTTTCTAATTTTATCAATTAAGAAATCTCTTAATCGATTAACAAGAGTTTTGAGAACTGCACCAATAATTTGAGATGTACTTCTAATAAGTGCCGTAAGATTTTGTATCTTATTAATAGTTCCGTTTACATATAAATCGGCATATTTTTTAATTCCTTTTAGGACTGTGAAAAACTTTTGTAATTGTGTATTGATTTTAGACATCTCTGATGTCCCACAAGGATCTGGCAAATCTCTTTCGGTTTGCATTCTTGTGATTGCATCTCTAAATGTAACACTATTAAAAATCTTTTGAGCTGCAGGAGTATCTTTAAAAGTCCCTCCTAGAGGACTGAATCTTGCAGTTTCTTCCATTTACAATTTTACCTCCTTATGCTCGTATTTATTCACTTTTTGGCACTATTAAAAAAGGTTTTATCCAAATCAAACTTTGTCTTCATCGATCCTGTAACACTTGGAGATTTGATTTGAGCATTGAATGCAGGATTTCCACGAGTATACCTTTTCACAGGTTTTCCTAATGTTGTTCCATTCGTCGATTCTCTAATTTCACCTGGGACATGATTAGATAACACTTGTGTAATCACCGGAATCTGACAATCTTCATCCATAAAAAATCCAATTACCCATTCTCCACCCCAAATTCCCGAACTTTGATAGTTACGATTTCCATGTGTTGTTGGTTTTGCAACAATTGCCCAAGGAAGATCCTTATCAAGAAGTTCATATGCATCTTCATTACTTCCCATCGGATGCATTCCGGGTATTCTAACTTTTACCCTATCTCCATGCTGATCAGGCCATTCAACTCCATAATGTTGATTACTTTCAGGAGGAACTTGTCCCAAAAACCATTTATTACTACCAAAATCGTATCCAGTATTATTTGCCATTTTTAGTTTTTATCTGTATATAGACCGTATGTATCACGAACAAGAGTCATTGCGGTAAATGATCTTTCGGGATCATAATGGTGACATAAATCTAAAATCATATAATTACCACTCTCTACAGGATCAACTGAACCTTGCTCTTTTTCTCCCGGAGTAATAATTTCTAAATTACACTTAACAATATCACCTGCCTTAAGATTTGGATTGCAAGGAACTTGCATTTTTACCATCTGTGTAAACAGTAAATTATATCTCATTTGAACCTCACCTTGATAACTATTCACATCACCTTCATCACTTTCTTCTACTTTTGAAGAAAGTGCTCCAACATCTTTTATACTGAATAGTATTCTAGTATGCTTTTTATCTTGTGGTGTCGGTGCTTCTTTTTTACCTAGTGATTTTTTTAAAGGTTTTATATTAAATTGTTTTTCTTCTAATTTAAAAGTTTTAGGATTAAATACAACTCTACGATTTGAATACACACCAGATTTTAGTGCATTGATTAGATTTTGATTTTTAATAATATTAAAAGATAAAATCTTAAAATCATTTGAATTATCACTTACACTACTTCTATTAACATCATTACGAAAATAGATTGCGGCAGGTGTTTGAGATATTAAATCGTCAATTGATCTAAAGTTATGCCCATCACGGGTTTCGTAGAAGAAGAAACCAGGAGATCCATTTTCTGGGGTAGATTTTGATGCTAATGTACAAATTACATCAAATGGCGATTTATTCTCTCCAATAAATGGATACTTATTTGAAGTTTCATCTGCAATAAGTTTATCAATTTTTAAGAGATTTTTTGCAATCAATCTAACTGATTGTGTATTATTAGTTGACTTTGAATAATTTCTCTTTACAAAGGTTTCTTGATTTGTAATTGCAGATTTAGAAACAAGACTTAGAATGACAGACTCACGAGTCGAACTTTGATCTGGATTGGATGCACCATTTACATATAATGGAGTTTTTGAAAAGTCTAAAGTTCCAAGTGCCGATGATACTTTAAATTTAATTTCTTCGGATCCATCACCAACAATTGGAAGTGCATTATATAATGTTCCTGGTCTCTCTTGTTTATCGTACTCTTTATCATACTTTACTAGTTCATCACCTTTCTCAACTAAACCACTATCCACGAATGTCATAATGGCAGTAATATTTGGAGACAATAAACTTTCATAATAATCAAAACTCGTAACCTTAGATTGGAGTGGAAATGTTTTATTATTTTTTGTTATTGTGAATAGTTGATATTTTGCTGCAGATGATGGATTTGCCATTTATTTTTATGCTTATACTCCTCAGAAAAATTATACAGGTATTGGTTGATAATTATATACTGTTCTCGTAGTATTTATTTGTTGTATATAAACATTTACCATTTCTTCTTCATCATCTAAATCTTCATACATTGGTTGATTAATTGCTGCCATTTTTCTTTCATCTATTTTAGGTATATAAGGATTTGGTTGTATTGTGTCATGAGGTCCACCTGATGCATTACTTTTATTATTTTGTGCATTCAAATTTTTAAGGTGTTTTTTAATCATATTTCGCATAATTGGACCACCACTCCACTTTTTACCACCCTGCTTAAGATACCATAAGTCCCATCTTCTTTCCGGTTCTCCTTCAGGACCATAGTTCACTGTCGGTGAACGTCCGTCTCTATTTGCAGCAGCTTCTGCATGAGTCATTATGTTTTTGATATTAATATCCTTCTCTTTCCAACCCCATGCGAGTGCTAATTTTGCTGCTTCAAGAGTCATTGAATTGACTTGAATATTTTTTAATGGAGTTTGTGCCCAACCTTTTGATTCAATATAAGCATTTTTTTGACCCACATGTCCCATTGCATTTGCGGCAATTGCAACTGAATTAGTATTTCTTTTCCATGTGTGTTCATTTTTATCTACGGTATAGGGACTATTATAATGCATCTTTCCGGCACCATCCACATAAGAATGATATGGTGCCGGTTGACCGTTATAACCTATGCCACCACTCCAATGGAAATATATTGTTTTGGGACTTGTTCCTGGCACAAATCCAGGATAAGTTCCTCCTCCACTTTTAGGAGTGTTTACAGAATGATCATCATCTGGAACTACTACGGCATCTTCAATAGATTCTTGTGTATCATTAATTTGAGATTCAGTTTCTCCATTAGGACCAAATCCGGGACCATAATACTCTACTTTTTTTTCCTTCTTTGTAGAAACAAATTGCTTTTCAGTAAATATTCCAGTTTCTCTATTTAATACTCCTTCCTTACCATCCTTTTTAGCATAAACTATTTTTTCACCACCAATTGCACCTCGAACAGAATTGATAGCAGGTTTTAACATTTTAATGAATCCACCAAAAGGACCCATTTTTTCTGCAATTTTGTCAACCAATCCATCCTTTCCATTTATATCATTTAAACCATCATCAAATTTTTTTTTATCAACATCAAATTTACTATCATTAAATTCTCCGGTAAAAAATGCCTTAATTAAATTGAATCCACTTTGAACTGGTTTTAAGAAGTTTGTAATATTATCAATAATTTCTTTCACTTTCTCTATAATAGCAGGAAGTGCATTGACTATTATGCCAGTTAAGAGCAATCCACCAAATTCTAATATTTTATCAAAAATACTACCACCAGATGAACCAGATGGAGATCCTGTTGATTCTTTGACTTTATTCAGTGAAGATTTTATTGGAGATTCTAATTTTTGTTCTTCATTTTTTAACTTTTTCTTACTTATTTGTCTAATAGATGTTTTTTCTTTTTTTGAAATTATTTTTTTCTGATTCTTATTATCTCTAACAAGAATACTGTGAATATTAGAGAGATTAAGTTTTACTTTTTTAATTTGGTCTAAATTTTTATCCATTTACTTCATCCATATTGGATTTAATTCAGATTGTTCAGTAGAAGTATTTGAATTTTTCTTCATTGGAACTGGAAATGGAACAACTTGATATTGAACAGTATCAACCGGTTGAATATAATAATATGTAGAAGTATTTTCTGACATTCCAGAATTAGATATTTTATCAATATTCTCATTCCTTTTAACTGGTACAATCCTATTACCTCCACTTGCATTTGATCTATTATCAAAAGATCTAGGAGCAGTATTTGGATCTTTAAAAAATTTCGGATAAATTTTATGAGGACTTAAGTGTCCACCTTGACCCCTTTTATATACTTCAAAATGTAAATGTGTTTCATCAATATTACCAGTCACATTTGTCATATCAACTAACTCACCAATTTTTTGACCTGCTTTTACAGAATCTCCAACTTTTAACATGGGAGTCATATGAAGATATCTTTGATCATACCCATCATTTCCTTTTATCATCATTCCAGACATATATTCTTTTCCGGCAAGATACTTATCACCTATGACCGTTCCACCTGCCAGTGCAACAACATCAATGTTTGGTTTTGAACCAAATGGAGGTTTTTCTGTCAAATCAATTCCGGCATGACCACCATATCCTCTTCCTGCTCCATAATATTGTGCAGCTGCTCCAGCAAATCGTCCTTTTGGAAGAGGAAAATAATAATGTCCTGGTTTTAATTTAGTAGTAGTAGTTGCAATATTGGGCGTATTTACAGGAGGTTCACCTCCACCACCACCTCTTTCTTGATCATCCACTCTTTTCCTTTCTGTAGAAGTAAATTGTCTTTCGGTAAATATATCTGTTTCTGTATCTAATACTCCTTCCTTACCATCTTTTCTCGCAAGAACCTTTTTTTTACCACCAATTGCATTACGCATGGAATTAATTGCCGGTTTCAGAAGTTTAACAAGACCACCGAAAGGACCTACTTTCTTTGCAATTGTATCAATTATTCCATCCTTACGATTCATATTTTCTAAACTATCATCAAGTCTTTTTTTATCGGCATCAAATTTATTTTCATCTATTTCACCGGTAAAAAATCCCATTATCAAATTAAATCCACTTTGAATTGGAGTTAAGAAGTTTACAATATTATCAACAATTTCTCTTACTTTGGATATAATTGCAGGAAGTGCATTAACTATAATTCCCGTTAATATAAGACCAATAAATTCAAAAAGTTTATCAAAAATACTACCACTAGAAGTAATAACATTTTTTATATTTTTTGCACTCTTACCAATAGGAGAAGTTCTTTTTTCTAATGTTTTTTCTTCTCGACCAAGTTTTCTTTTACTTTCTTGTCTTTTTCTTAGTTTTTTATTCTGAGATTCATTTTTTGTATATTGATTATTAGATTTTACAAGAAACTTATGAATATTAGTTACATTAATTTTAAGTTGTTCAGATTGAGATTTTGAATCTGGTGCTTTTTTAATTGTAAGTTTTCCTGAAGTTCCAGTAGAACTTAATATTGCTTCACCTCCTCCTTTAGATATTGAAGAAAGTTGTTCAATTTTATTTTCTTCTGATGAAATAAGTTCTGATTTTTTTGATAATTTATCAGTTTTTTTATTAGATACTTTATCTTTATCTTTATCCTTAATAAGAGATTTTGTTTTTTTTACGGCAATTCTTTTAACTCCCTTCTTTGCAACTTGGGATCCTGCCGTTCTTACTAATCCTGCTATTAAAGATACTGCCATAATACTAAACGGTTATTCCATATAGCATTGGAGTTAATTGACGATAAGGATTTGACATATTAACACTAGAGATTTCAGGAACTTCAGTTGCTCCCTCTCCAACACCCATATTTGGCATTTCTGGTGGTGGTAATTGATTTGCAATTGTTGGAAGAGTTGTTATATTTACTCCTCCACGACCTCTTTTTCTAGAAGTTATATTGTTATATGCTTTCTGCATTATTTCTTTCGTTTTTGGATTACTAACAATACTTCCACCACTAGAAAATACTCTAAGTTCTGGACCTTCTTCACCTACAAGATAAGGTGTTCCTGCTTTTATATTACCACCCTTTGCTCTTGCTTCAACTTTAGTTGTATTAGTCTCAAAATCTATTGGAACAATTTGTGAAATTTTTTCTGAATATTTCTCTCTAATTTCTTTTTCTGCTTCTGATTTAGTTTGATTATGTTTGCCAACATCCTCATTACTAGAAGTTCCACTCAATCCAGAGTCATTATCCATACTACGATGTTTATCACGGATTTCTCCTCTCATATTATCTCTCATATCATTGAGTTGTTTTCTCTTTGTTAAAACTTCTTGAGAAATTGCTTCCTCCTCATTTGTCATTTTCTCTTCTTTTCTTGTTCCTGCCCACCCTAAGAAATCCCAAGAAGCACCTTTACTTCTTTTCTTTCCATCTTTGTCAAGTCCGGCATCTTTCAATTTTTTGTCAAGAATATCATGTGCGGCACTAAATTGTGTGCCACCAGTCAATTGATTTCTTGCTGCTTTAAAACCTGCTTCCAATCCTTTCCATGCAAGAACTGCCGCACCGGCAATCAATAGTGCTTTTGCAAGGAAGGGAACTGCCGCAGCAAAAAGTGGCATCATTAATCCCAATGATCCTATCAATCCACCGATAGCTCCAATCAGAGGGAATAATGCAATTGCTCCGACTGCGGCAGCTGCCCAACCCCAATTTTCTCTAATCCAACTAAACCATCCCTTCACTTTCTCCATGTTTTCCGGATTCTTCAACCATTCAAATATTGCATTTGCGGCAATTCCAAGTGCAAGAGTTCCAATAAAGTCCATAATACGACCAAAGATTCCCTTGACCGGTGCTAAAGATTCATTTGACTTTTCACTTACAGATTTTTGTATTCTTCTAGATGATTTTTCTAATTGACTCTCTTCTTTATTGAGTTTTGCTTTAGATGCACTTCTTTTTTCTCTATCAGTTTCACCTCTTCCACCTTGCGATCTCAATGCAGAACTTCTCATAAGTTCTTTTTGAATTTGAACAAGAATTTTATTTGTTTCTATTAGATTTTTAGTTAAATCGTCTTTATTACTACCAGGAAGTTTTTCACCTATATTACTTTTCTGTGTTTTTATTATATTTTTAATTTTTGTAATTTTTTCAGCATTAACTATTACTTTCTTTTCTACTTCTTCAACTTTAGGAGTTATTTTTGATAAATTAAACTCTAATGCCTTAATCCGAACTAGAGATTTTCTTATATGTCCAGATAATTTACTTAGTGTCTTATGAATATTTTTGAGAGATTCTCCGGAACTACCTCCAGCACTATCTTCTTTTCCAAAAACTGCCGATGAAACAGTCTTTACATTAAACTTTGGTGTATTTGTTGTCTTTATACTTAAGTTAGATTCCACTTTGCTGTTGTGCCTTTAGGTTTTCTTCTTCAATGTATTGTTGAAGTAGAGCAAGATAAACTTCTCTCTCCCACGGAATCATATTTTCTAGTTCTGTTAATGAATATTTATGATGCTGCATCAAGGCAAAATTTATCTTGTAGTATGACTCAAGACTTGTATGAGCCATACCTAACTGAAAAAACTTGCTAGTCCTTCCAAAACAACTTCAGATTCCACACCAGTTTCTGGATTTTTTACTGCAATTGTATGAGAAAGTTTTGGCATTGTAGTAAAGAACTTTTCGATTTGTTTAAATTGTTTTGTGTTCATTTGTTCAAGGAACTCATCAAGTTCTTTTCTCGAATATTCGGATGCTTCCCAACTTTCTTCTTGATTGTAAATCATCTCAATACAAGATGAAATCATTGCAAGTGATTGTCCAACTTCACTTACAACTTCTCCGGTCTCAAAATTATTCTCAACAAATTGATCCAGTGAAGGATAACGAAGTTTCATTGAGAGTTCATCATCTAGTTTAATAATATTCTTATGACCTCTAGTCTTCTGAATCTTAATCGAATCAATATCAATCGACATTTCTACCTGTGTCTCACCATCATCAGGACAAGTAATATTCACATCAACAGTTTCTCCAACAGATCTTGCTCTTACATTTAGAAACAAATATTCAATATCAAAAGTGGCAAGAGATTCGATTTTTACATTTTCAGTAAGAATACAATCAGAAAGAATTTGTATAATGGAATTGGTAATATCTGTCATATTTTCAGATTCCATTGCCAGAATTAAAATCTTTTCTTCTCTCACAAGGAAAGGTCTATATTTAATCTTCTTTCCTGTGGAAGGCAACGTCATCTCATACGTTGGAGTATTAATCTTAGGTAAAGGCATAGTAATTAATATAATTCAGTTATTTTTATTTAGAGAGTTATATTTCACCCAATTGAGCACGATTAGCATATGCTTGTCTTCTCCCTGCTTCAGAAATTCCAAAAGCGCCTTCCGGAGCAGATCTAGGGGTAATACCAAAAGAACCGGCAGGAACAGTATTACTATCCACAATTCTTTGTGTCTCTGCTTCAAGTCTTGTTTGTCTTGCTACCTCTGTTGCTGCTGCCGGTGCTCCTGTTGCTGCCGGAGGAGTTACAGATTTAAGTGTATTAAGTTGTACTTGTTTCAATTCCGAAGATTGTTGTTTAGGATCAGCAAAAGAACCTTGAAATCCTTTAGAAAATCCATTATTACCTATAACATATCGATCATAATTAAAACTTACACTCACTTTTAATACATCGGCACCACCATAAGAAACGGGAACTGCACTGATTAATTTTGGAAATGCATTCATGAATGAATATGTTATTCTAGGTCCAAAATTCTTTTCAAATTTAGTAATTGATATTGTCTGACACTTATAACTATCGGGATATCTCATTCTACGATAGTAATTAGATTGTGAGGGAAGTGCTCCATCACCAATTTCACTGCCACTTGAAATAAAATCAATCCATCCCTCAAAAAATCTCAGATTATTATAGTCACTATCGACATAAAAAGTAAAATCAAAATCAGTGTATAATCTCGTATGGGCAAATTCTTGCGATATTCCCATAAAGTTGTCTTTTACTTCTGCCGTCGCAAGACTAGTTCCTGGTAATGATGCTTCAGAACAAAGAAGACCAGAATTACGAGAAATAAAATCTAAATTAACTCCAAACTTAGACTCTATATATCCCAAAAGTCCTTGACCACCAAAAGTTGAAAGAGATGAAAAATCTACTTGATAGTGATTAGTCTGTGCTAAATTTCCAAATAAACGTTGAGGATCTACATCACCATCTCCACCTCTAGAGTTTCTAATAAATTTTACTATAGGTTTTACTGCCACTCTAAATACCTTATATGGTCTTTTATTATTAGTTATTTAGATGTCATATAAGGGAAAATATAAACCATCTTATCCTAAAAAGTATAAGGGTGATCCCAATAACATCGTATATCGTTCCTTATGGGAGCGTCGATTTATGATTTATTGTGACAATAACCAGAATATTTTAGAATGGGGAAGTGAAGAAGTTATTGTTCCCTATCGTTCACCCATTGATAACAGATACCACAGATACTTTCCAGACTTTTATATTAAGGTCAAAGAATCAAATGGTATGATTAAAAAAATGATTATTGAAATCAAACCATTTAAACAGTGTATCGAACCTAAAGTCAAACAAAGAAAGACAAAAGGTTATATCTATGAAGTCGTTGAGTATGCTAAAAATCAGGCAAAGTGGAATGCCGCCAAAGAATGGTGTTTAGATCATGGTTATGAGTTTAAGGTCCTTACAGAAAACGAACTCGGTATTAAGTAATGCCAAGAAAGACACTCCAACAAAGAAGAAATCCAACAGAAGATAATGATAATCGTGTGCGTGGTGTTGTTGATAATTTAATTGGTATTGAAACTGCTGATGATATTATGACTGAATTAATCAGTGTTTTATCCGAAGGTGGTAAAGTTCCTTCTAGTGGAAAATATTATACCTTCTTTTATAATGCCAAGACACCAGGAATGCAGTATGACCAACACCCTCTTGTAGGTGTTACCGAAGTATTTTCTTGGGGGTTTCGTGGAATTAATTTTCATTGGGATACACAGAATAGTAGAAGGCAATATGATTACAATCAAATCATCGGTGGACTCTACGAAATCTATCCAGAAGAGATGTCTGATGTGATAGAACTCGGTTTTGCTAAAGTTCGTTCTAAATAGTTGTAAAGAGAGAAATATAGATGGCGGCAACACCAGGAACTGTACCATTATCCTCAGATTACAAACCCTCTAGTAATAAAAAAGTATTACGTTATCCATATACAATGATTGCAGAAACTACAGATTATCTGCAAATAGATGTTATTAAGTATAAACCTATTGGAAAACCTCTCGTAAACGCACCGGGTGGTAGAAGAAATCAGGGGCCTCAGCAGGGAAAGAGTAAAATAAAAACCATACTACTTCCAATTCCATCAAATATTAGTGATAGTAATAGTACAAAATATGGTGACTCCAGTTTGAATAGTATTGGAGCTGCATTAGTCAGTGGTGTTGGTGGCATTATGGGAGCTGGTGCAGACTTTAACAAAGATATGAAAGAAGGAGCTCAAAGTGTACTTGATGCAGGTGCTAGAACTCTAGAACGTATTAGTAAATCGTCAGGAGGAATTGGAGGAGTTCAAGGATTTCTTACTAGACAATTGGCAAGTGAAGCAGCAGGAATCGCAGGTGTCAATATTACTCCAGATCAACTTTTGGCAAGAACATCGGGTGAAATCTTAAATCCTAATATGGAACTTCTTTTTAATGGACCATCTTTGAGATCTTTTAGATTTTCATTCAAAATGACTCCAAGAAATAGAGACGAAGCAATAGAAATTAAAAACATTATTAGATGCTTTAAAACACATATGGCACCCAAAGTATCATCGGGTGAAGGTTCTACTACGACTAACACAACATTTCTTAGCACACCAGATGTTTTTGAATTAAGATATCGTCAAGGTGCAACAGAACATTCTTTCTTAAACAAATTCAAACAATGTTTTATGGAAAGTATTAATGTCAGTTATACGGCAGACGGAACTTATGCGACATATGATGATGGAACACCAGTTTCTATGCAAATGGATTTAAGTTTTAAAGAAATTGAACCAGTTTATGATGTTGATTATGGTGATGAAATAACAGGAGTAGGATACTAAAATGGGATACTTCAGAGAACTACCAGAATTAGATTATCAATCATTTTTATCTGATAGCAATTCTTCCCAAAATTATTTGAGAGTTAAGAATTTATTCAGAAGAAATAAGTTGCGTGATGACTTACAAAATGTATTCACCATCTTTGATAAGTATGAAATTGTAGAGGGTGCAAGACCTGATACAATTGCCGAAGAATTTTATGGAAGTGCAGAACTTGATTGGGTTGTATTAATGACGGCAAATATTACAAGAGTCAGAGATCAGTGGCCACTGTCAAATCGTGATCTCTATCGATATGCAGAAAATAAGTATGGTATTACTGGATTATCTTCCGTGCATCATTATGAAACAACAGAAGTAAAAGATACTCAAGGTAGATTGATTCTTCCTGCAGGTAAAGTTGTAGATGAAGATTTTACAATTCCAGATCCTTCGAATACTGCAACTACTTTAAATCCTGTGATTAATATCAATAACTATGAATATGAAGTTAGAAAAAATAATGAGAAATCATCCATCTATATACTAAAACCATCATATTTACAACAGTTTTTGAATGATATGAGAGAAATTATGATTTATGGACGTTCATCAGAATATATTAACGATAATCTAATCAGAACAGAAAATACTAGATCCACTAACCCATAAAAAAAGGGAGGTTTCCCTCCCCATCTTACTTAGTCTGCTGCGAGTGCGGCAAAGTATGAGAGTGTATCATCATCTTCATCAGTATTGGTAGAAGAAAGGTCAGTCAATTCTTCTTTCATTGATTGAGGAACTGGAGGTGCCGATTCTCCACGATTCTGTTGACGGAACTCTTCTTCTTCCTGAACGGATTCTTGATCTTGGAACTTAGTCGTTCCTTTGATACCAAGAACATAATCAAGACGCTTTTTCAATTCATCATAAGACTTGAACTGATCGGGAGCAACAAAATCTTCGAGAGAATACTCTTTTTTCCAGATTGCTTCCATTGCTTCATCATCTTCCAGAAGTGCATCCTGACGGGCAAACTCTGAAGAATCATAGTTACGATAACCGGCAACATTTTTTGCCTTCAGTTTGAAATTAGCACCCTGCCAGAAGTCAAACGGATCAATTGCTTCCTCGTCCTCAAACTCAGGTTGCATTGCGGCAGTAATCTTATCAAAGATTTTCTTACCGAATTTGTAAAGCATTACCTGACCTTCATTGGAAGGATTAGCAGGATCTTTTACAACATAGATGTTTGCAACATAAGTCAGTTTACGTTTCTGCTTACGTGCCTGATCTTTACCAGAATCTGTGCCGTTATTCCACAGCATCGTGTTGTATTCTGACATTGGATCTTTCTGATTCAGTGTCGTCAGAGAGTTTTCAATATACCATCCACCAGGACCTTGAAAGGCATGGGAATAGAGTTTGACGAATGGAAGGTCTTCACCTTCAGGAGCAGGAAGGAAACGAATAACGGCATAACCATTACCACCTTTATCACATTCTAGTTTCCAGAGACGATCATCTCCTGAACTACCTGCATTATTCATTTTTTCGACTTCCTTGACCAGTTTTTCAGTCAGGGAGCCAAGTTTGGATTGCTTCTTAAGATCAGCAAAAGACATTTGGATTACCTTAGATTAGTTTGGATGTTTTGGATTTACTCGGATAGTATAGCAGAAATTCTCTCAGTCGTCAATATAGTCTTTGAGAGATTTGATTGTGGCATTCATACTATTGAATAAAGTCAGCATATCAGTCTCTGGTGGGAAACCCATCATTGAAACTGACTTGCGTAGATTATCTTTCATTTCGATGGCCTTTGGGTCATCAGAAAGAGATAGTCTAGTATACATCACTTGCTGTTTTTCAAGCAAGGTTGTAAGTATTTCAACGTGCTCAAGTTTTTGTTCACGGGACATTCTACCGAAAGTAATAAAACTCTCGTAGATTTTTTCTTGCATTTCATTAATTTCACTCAGTTCTTCCTGAATGATTTCAGAATCAAAAAAGTCACTCATCTACAAGGGCCCGCAAAATTTTCTTAAACTTGAATACATCAATATTTAGAAAGGGAGAATATTTTTGGAGTTTTAAACTTACGGTTTCCCATACAGGATCTTTCAGTTTCTTATCAAACTTCTTTCTGAATGAGAATATTCTATCATAGATTACAAAAGTTTCAAGACTTATGTCTCCACCAAGAAATCTTTTTAAGATTGTTGGATGACCTTTCGAGCAACTGAATAGATTCTCTAATTCGTTGTTCGAGAGTAATTCGTTGCTTTGTTCTTTGAACAAGTAAGTCAAACTCTGTTGTCTCTTTGTCCAATCTGCGTAAGTCCTTTCTCCAGAACTGATAATTTCTCCAATCCATAAGTTTTGTGGGTTGTCGGCGTATGCGAAATTAGATACAAGAAATTTTACAACTTCTTCATCATTATATTTACGACTGGTTTTCTCGAACCAATACTTATCTCTTCTTTTATTGAATGAAGATACACTTGCACGGGTCTTCGCACCATATCGAAAGAAGTCGTATTTTGGATTCGTAAAATGATTTTTAAGTGACAAATAATGTTGGTAGGTATCAAATGGGGACACTTTCATAAAGGCAGTTTTGCTCTCGAAGTTGCTTTCATAAAATTAAGTCTCGTAGCATCCCACTTCAGTTTTTCCTTCAGTGGTTTTGATACAAGTTTTGTAATTGAATCTACATCGAGTCCATTCAGTTCACAATAATGGCAAATAGCATCAATGTAGTTTATTTTTTCTTCGGCAACAATCTTTTCTATTTCTAATGCAAACTTAGATGGTGTTAGAAATTTACTATTAATTACCTGTTCCAGTTCTTTATTCGGTTCCATAGAGTTCCAATTTATCTGTAACAAACTTTCTAATATATTCGGTGAGAAGTTTGATGTACTTTGATTTGTCTCTTTCTTCGTAGACGACGCATTCTCCATTTTCACAAGCCATAATGATTACAAATTTTTTGACCGGAATACCAGTCATTTCATACAACATACATCCATATGCCGCACATTGTACAAAATAGTTTTCGATCCAATTTCTTGGTTTCGGTTTTTTAGAAGTCTTGAAGTCAATTATTGCTAATTCACCCTCGTATTCTGCAATACAATCGACGGTTCCAGCAATACCCAACTGCTTACTATATAGGGAAGTTTCCAGAGCATGAATATTGTCAATGTTCTTTAAAGTTCCCTTAGAAATCTTAAATAGAAAATCAGAAATAGGAGGAACTTTTAGTAACTCTATATTCTTTAGGTGACACTCAGTAAGACTATGAAAATCAGTTCCACGACGTGTTGCCGCTTTTGTGACTCGATTTGCTTCTTCATCACCAACTCTTTTTCTCCATTTTACAAAAGTCTCCTTATTATAATGACTAGTCACCGAAGTGATAGAAACTAGTTTTAAGAGTTCTTCTTCATCAGGAACAGAATAGTATCTGACTCCATCAATAGTCTCCCTCTCAAGTTGAGGGAGATTCAAATCAACATGATTAAACATTAAAAACCTGCTTCTATTTTTGCAACGATATACTCTTTGACTAGACCGGATCGAACGATATCGTCGGTTCCAAACTCAATTATATCAAAAGAAGGCATTTTACGCAAGATGTTCATAAAGTCAACAATACCATTCCTTTCATTTGCCTTATTTAAATCTGACTGTCGAGAATCACCACAGAAACAAATCCGTGTATTTTCACCAACACGAGTGATGATACTATCGAGTTCATGAAAATTCAAGTTCTGAAATTCATCAACAATTACAATCGCATTATCAAGTGTCGTTCCACGAAGGAATGATGTGCTCCAGAATTTAATTGATTCCTGTGATTTAAGATTACCATACAACATCTCAAAATCAGCATCAGAAGGCATCTGGAACATATACTTTACCATATTCTTATATGGTATTTGATAGATGTCTGCCTTATCTTCATGAGAACCAGGAAGAAACCCAATCTCTCTAGTTGCTACAAGAGACCTCACAAGGTATATTCTCTCATAAGGAGTGTTCTCATCTAATACATCTTTAAGTGCATTGAAGAGGGTTATAAAGGTCTTTCCTGTTCCCGCACAACCATATGCAATAAGATGCTTTCCTTCCTTATAAGAATCAAAGAGTCTTTTTTGATTATCATTAAGTGGATCTATATCCACTAAGTATCCAGAACTTAATGGTTTCTTTCTTTTCATCTGCTTTGTTGTAAGACCAACTCCAATGGGTTGATCGGTTGCAGATGCTCTTTTTCTTCTTGCCATTAGATTTTAGATACTTTCGAACCTGGTGCTTTTGATGCCTTGTTTAAAACTTCATTCCATCCAGGATTTCTTGCCACAAGTTTATCTCTCCATTCACCAACATCTGTTGCCATAGGTGCGGTAGAGGGGTCAGACCAATCACGAATCCAATCACTATTATCTTCGCACCATTTTGGCCACTCATGAATACTCAGAACTATTTCCTTTTGTTCACCAGTTTCTTTATTAATAATCGGATATGTTGCCATTTTATCAATTCAGTATAAAAATATTTAGATCCATTCCAGAGCTTCTGCTACTGTTGGAAACTGTTCTACAAAAACTTTTTTACATGCTTCTGCAATATCCATGTGCTCTTTTTGAGTTCCGTGAGCAGAACGCAAATCGATATAATGAACCCATGAACGACATGAACCACTCATGTAAATTCTGGTTGGTACTGCCAAGGGAAGCACAAATCTTGAACATTCCTTTGCAATTCCAGCAGCAAGCATTTCTTGATACAGTTGCATAGCATCATCAAAGTGCTTTTGAATCTTCATTTCAAAATTTTGACGAGTATGGGGATTAATATCATCAATAGAATTTTGACGATTCTTTGTGTCTTGTCGTCTCAAATCAAACAGAGGAATAGTATCGGCAAGCATCGATGAATCTGCATACCGTTGTGAAAACTCCTGGAATGTAAAACTCCGATGGCGCAAGATTTGAGCTGCCAGTCCTCTTGTAGTCTCTATCTCAAGAGTCATGAATGACTGCTCAAAGACACTCCAGTGTTGATGTTTGACGCAATACTTAAGAAGACCAGCAACCTTTGGATTCTCTTGATTAGAAGGATTTGACACTCGTGCCACATATCCCATCATTTTCTCTGCATCAGGTGTAACACTGATTAATTTTACATTCATGCTCCAAATCCTTTATAATTTTGTTTTTCCATTTCTGTGATTTGCTTCTTTATCGCAGAAAGAGCTTCTTTCATCTCTACAATACGTTCTTCACTGTAAAGATGATCTTGTGCTATTAATCTTTCAAATAGTTTTGCAAGATCTTTAACCTTTTTGATTTTAGTGCGATTATCCATCATCATCCTCAAAAACTTCGTCGTAATCTAAAATATAATCAGAGGATGGATCATCAAAATTTTCTTGCTTTGTGGTATGCACATTAACATCAGAATAAACTTCTGCCTTTAGAGAATCAATAAGCAATTCAAGATTTCGAACAATTAGTTTTAGCCTTTCTTTCTCCATAATACTGCGATATTTCAATTGATTATAGCATAAAAAAAGAGGGTCTTGCAACCCCCCTAACAATTTTAACGTAAGTGACTCACTTATTGTAGACACGACCACGATAACAGAATGTACCGTGTGTTTCGTTTGATTTTACACAACGAGTATCATACTCAACACCACGATATGAGGTGTGAAGAACTTGTGCGTCATGCAGTGCAGATGCTTTGTTGATCTGCTTTTTAATCATTTGAAGTGTGTTCATTTGTTTACTCCTGAAGTTGGGTGAAAATTAACCTTCTCATCTTTCGATGGATCCGTGTTTTCCCGTTCCTTCAGTCGATTGCGTCCCAATAACAATCAGGATTTGATTCCTTCATGACCTCAATTAATTCCACCTCATATTCGGGAGGAATATTTTCGTTCTGTTTCATCCGCAACATAATTGCATTAGATTGAGAACAAGTGAGGGTGGTATACAGTAGTATATCAAACATGGGATGAACGCTCCGTTCCGCGACTTACTTGCGTCAGAGTTTCCTCTGATGAACGATAGGTCCATTATAGACCCTATACCCTATTTAGTCAAGAGGTTTCTGAAAATCCCTACAGACCAAAAAATTGCCGGGATTTTTTTTGCCAATATTTTGGAATTATTTCCGCTTTTTGGTTGGGGGTGGTGGTTCTATTCCCCATAGTTTTGGATTGGTTCTTCCCATACCAAAACCAATGCCCTTTAAATTCTCACGAAACTTATCCCAATACATATTAAATATACGAACTTCTTTCTGACTACGAGTCAAATCATATCTCGTTTCTCCATCAACCACATAAGTGATTATCATTGCATCATTAGGACAATCTTTAGTGGATACTTGTTCCCAAGTTCCATTCTCTATCAGAATTTCACATCCATATAAGGATTTAGAATTTTCTTTTTCTGATGGTGTCCAGGAGGTCATAGACTGTTCCTCTTCTATTTTAGTAGGAGCATCTCCCAATTGATTTGCCATAATTATGAACGATTGCCCCAAGTAATGTCTGGATATGCTTCACTCACAAGTTCCTTTGTGATTTTATATCTTTCAGAAAGTTTTTTATCCTTACATAGACAAATAATTTCAGCCTCTAATGGATGAAGTCCCTCAAGAATATTAATGAACATCGTTTCACGACGAACACTATTCATACTATCATTACCACCCTTAATAAAGTGATAGAAGTTTTTATACTCTCTACGAATTGTAGTATGTCCATTCTTATCGCTCGAACCCATTGAAAATGAGTCAGTTTCGTGCATTCTACGAACTTCTTCTGAGATTTTAGTGCTCAAAGTTCCATTTGATGATGCCTGATCCTCAAATCCAGAATAGGGAACCTCCCCTTCAGGAAGAACAGAAATTATACTTTCATCAAAGTTCCAAATTAATGTTGCCTTCAAAGAAACGTGTTCATACTTCTTCAGAACTTCAATCTTCTTTGCCTTACTTCTCTGTTTGGAAAGAAGATCTAAAACTTCAAAGACAAATGGATTTCTTGGAAGTTCTAATGATACTGCCTTAGTCGTTGTCGTTTTCTTCTTCGTTACTGTCGTCATAGTTTTCAAAATTAAATGCGATTACTTCATCTGGAATTAGATTTCCTTGCTCATCAAACATTTCGGGATGATATCTTGGTGCCTCCCGATAGTTCATCATGTATTCTCTAGCAGTCCAACCAATCATCAGTCCCATCATGAGAAATAGAATAGTCAAAAATGATCCAAATACTAAACTAGTTGCTAACATCTTTTTTACTCCGGGTAGTTACCTCTATTTTCCGTGTTCTGATGGAAAATTCAAAATAGATAGTTACTTCCCGTTTTAGAAAGCTTACCATCTTTTCAAAGATAATATGAAATGGTTCTGTTTGCTTTCTTTTTCCCCCATTAAGTAAAAATTCAATACCACGATTTCTGTGGTCTTCATTTTTATTTATGTTAAGACTTGATGACTTGATGTTCTCTGAGGAATTTGATTGTGTCAACACAGCCTCCCAATTTTTTATTGTCACATACTACCTGTGGAAAAGTAGAACCTTTGCCAAATTTAGCATAGAATTCTTCTCTTGTAAAGTCCTCTTCAAGTTTATAGGATGCAAAATTTGTGCCAGTCAATTCCAATACTTGTTTAATCTTATAACAGTGGGGACAATTTTCTTTTGTGTATACAATAAAGTTCATTTTAATTATTAATTTTTTAATTGATATTATTCTCCTATTATATCATTAAATGTATAATAAATAATAATAAGAATAAATTTTTATAATGAGCAGTTTCTCTGACAAAGGTTGGTATTACCTTCCCGAAATTATTACCAAAGAAGAAGCAATAAAGATTAAGTATCAAAATATTTGTGGTGCCATAAGTGATTTAGGATCTCTTGAAGGGCACTGGGATAAAGAAAGAGGAAGAGTGTTAACTTGTTATGCTCCACGATCATCAACATTTGTAGTTCATAGAGTCAAACCAATTCTCGAAGAACTATTAGGGGAAGAACTCATTCCTTCTTACTGGTTCACGACAACTTATCATAATAAAGGATGGATGAATTGTCATACTGATAGACCTTCTTGTGAGGTATCAGTTACTATGAATATTTCTGGTGATGCAAAATGGCCGATTAAACTTAAAGATCTTACGGGAAAACGCAGAGAAGTTGTGACTCCTACAGGTGATGGTGTTGCATACTTAGGAACAATTGTTCCTCATTGGAGAAGTCCACTAAGAACTCATAAAAATGATAGTTTTATGCAATTGTTCCTACATTATGTAAGAAAGAATGGTCCTTATGCCGAATATGCTTATGATAAGGACCAAAAGTGTTACGACTTACTCACCACCTAAATCCTCTTCAGGCAATGCAGGAAGAGTATCATTAATCAATACAATAGATCTTAATTTTTGGGAATAGTCTTTAGTTATATTCTGATCAAATTGAATTGAATCTGGAGTTGCTGGGAAAGTGTCTGTTGTAATTCCAACAGATGGTAAATCTCTTAGAGTGGTTCTCCAATTCTTAAATTCATCTGATAAATTACTCCCACTCTCTGTTGTCTTTGTAACCATCCAATCAGTATCTTTCAAAACTTCATCTCTAACTATTCTTATTTCACTATATCTTTTTTCAGTTTGTCTTGCATCATAATTAGAAATCTCAGTGTTCCATTGTTCTTGAGTTAAAATTTTGAGTCCATCGTTTTCTACAATAGTATATGCTTCTCTATAAGTTACATCATGCAAAGTTACTGTAGTTGTTTCACCTGTTGGTTCTCCAGTTTCTTCGTTTAGAATAGGTTCTTCAACCTGCTTTTCAGTAGAACTTACTACTGTAATATTTGAATCATTTTGATATTCAGTTAAGACACTTGGAGTTACAGTTTTCGAATACTCAAAATACTCTGGAACTTTTGATAGGCAGATATGATCTCCATTTACATCAGTTAAACGATAAACAATTTCCAATCCCTTTAAGTTTGGAAATATATACCCTCTAATTTTACCCTTTATCCATTCTCCAGTATCTCTATCCACTAAAAAGTGTTTAATTAATTGAGACATTTTTATCAGTACACATTTATATTGTATTTATCTTCTATCTCTTTATCAATCTCCGCTTTAGTAGGCATACCTTGAACGGTCATCCAGTTTACCATTGCATAACGAGTTCCTGAAATTACTGGTTCTACTTTATGGAGATAAAACTGTGAAGATGGAAAGGCAACTAATAAACCTGGTTCTGGTTTGATACGTACTCTGAGATCTGGGAATACAAATTCTCCACCTTCAAAATCATCATTTAAAAAAAGAATAGTTGATAAATCTCTATCTACAGACTTCTTCCAGATAATAGATCCATCAGGGTTTTTCCACCTTGATACTGCATCATAATGAGATTTATAGTGTCCTCCTGGTTCATATATGAGTAACTGAGGAGACTCACTATCTCTTATTTTAAACTCATAAAAAGGATTGATTACGTGATGAACAATATTATTATAAAGTTCTTTAATCTCTTCAATAATTTTTGAAGTATCAGAGCAATCTACATTTCTTACATTCAAATCAACTCTTGATGGATGACCTTCTTTGTTTTGATTTGCTTTCTCTCCATCAAATACACCCATTTTATCTTTGGGTGCATTTTTTGCATGATTAACTAAGAAATCAATTCCTTCTTTTGATACAACTTTTGGTTGTATCAATACATTTCTAAGTATATCATTCATATCATAATAATATAAGTATTTCTATTTAGTGTCAGTTTGATACTGCTGCTAAACTACTTCTTGCTTGAGGTAGATTATTTCCTGTTGCTGAACAAATATGAGTAGTGAAATCAATACGATCTACTGTGGCAAGATAACTGGGTGAAGGAAGACCATTACCACCACCAAAGTAACCATAAGAATTACTTGAGGTTCCTGCTGTACCAAATTTCTTCACGGGTAAATTATTTGCAGCAACGATTCCTGCAAAAGTTTCATTCGAGAAATCCATACGAAATACATCAGCACGATAGCTAGTAGATGGACTGACATAATTTTCTCCACCAGCAAAGTAACCATAAGAGTTACCTGAGACTGCTCCTAAACCATGTCTCCCCGAAGGTAGATTATTACCCGGTGCCGATACAGTTTCATTCGAGAAATCAATACGATCTACTGTTGATTTTTCAGGATAACCACCACCACCAAAGTAACCATAAGAACTATTTGAGACTGCTGCTAAATTATTTCTTGCTTGAGTTAGATCATTTCCTGGTGCCGAGAAAGTTTCACTAGAGAAATCAAAACGGTTTACTACGGCAGTCGAGCTGGGAGAAGCACCACCACCAAAGTAACCATAAGAACTACTTGAGACTGCTGCTAAACCCTGGTTTGCTACAGGTAGATCCTTACCTGGTGCCGATACAGTTTCATTAGAGAAATCAATACGGTCTATTGTGTCCACGTTAGGTGGAGCAAAACCACCACCAAAGTATCCATAAAAACTACTTTCGGTTGCTGCGGACGCACGTCTTGCTTGAGTTAGATCATTACCTGGTGCCGATGTAGTCTCATTCGAGAAATCAATACGGTCTACTGTTGCTACACTACCAGGTGCTCCAGGCGCAGTATCACCACCACCAAAGTAACCATAAGTTCTTGATCCTTTTATTCGGTATGATGCTCCTCCGGATACTCCTCCTAAACCCTGCCTTACTTGAGATAAATTATTACCTGGTGCCGAAAAAGTTTCATTCGAAAAATCAAGACGGTTTATTGTATTAATATGGTTCGAACCATCATAACCTCCACCAAAGTAACCATAAGAACTACTTGAGACTGTTCCAATATCCTTTCTTCCTGAAGGTAAATTATTACCTGGTAGTGATGCAGTTTCATTCAAGAAATCAATACGATCTACTGTGGCAACATAAGATGGAGACACAGCTGGATCAGATCCACCACCAAAGTAACCATAAGAACTACTTTGGGTTGCTGCTAAACCCTGTCTTACTTGAGATAGATTATTACCCGGTGCCGAAAAAGTTTCACTAGAGAAATCAAGACGGTTTATTGTATTAATATGGTTCGAACCATCATAACCACCACCAAAGTAACCATAAGAACTGCTTTGAGATGTTCCAATATCCTTTCTTCCTGAAGGTAAATTATTACCTGGTGTTGACATTGTTTCACTAGAGAAATCAATACGATCTACTGTGGCAACATAAGATGGAGACACAGCTGGATCTGATCCACCAGCAAAGTAACCATAAGAACTACTTTGAGTTCCTCCTAAACCCTGTCTTACTTGAGATAAATTATTACCTGGTGCCGAAAAAGTTTCATTCGAAAAATCAAGACGGTTTATTGTATTAATATGGTTCGAACCATCATAACCTCCACCAAAGTAACCATAAGAACTACTTGAGACTTCTCCGAAACTTTTTCTTCCTGAAGGTAAATCATTACCTGGTAGTGATGCAGTTTCATTCAAGAAATCAATACGATCTACTGTGGCAACATAAGAAGGAGACGAAGGTGGATTAGAACCACCAGCAAAGTAACCATAAGTAGCACTCTCCGGCCAACTCTCAAAGTTGTCGTTTGCAATATTTTCTACTTGTCTCTCGTAAATAGAAGTTAATCCAAATACGTCTCCTATGATAGCCATAAGATTTTACTGTTTTAATTCTTGGTTAAATAATGATCCATTAAATTGTTTTTGTTCTTCCTCAATAGATGAAAGAATTTTTTGATCCATACCAGTAATTTCAGAAATACCGGCAGAAACATTCTCTTGAAGTTTATTCAGAAAGTCAAGAGGATTAGTTGGATCACCAAATGATCCTTTAGTTCTATTTACATCATTTCCTAATACAGTAGGAGCACTTGCTCTTCTCATAGAACGAATATTACCTGCATTCACACCAGTTTTTGCGGCAAACAAATCATCAATAGATTGATTCGAAAGTCTTCTCTCCCAATAATCTGGTTGGTCTGCATCAAATTGTTCTTTGCTTACTAATTTACCACCATTCAGTTCAATCAAACGACTAATCAATTTATCAAAACATTCAAGTTCTTGGACCGATGCTTTGAAACCGTGATTAAGTCCCTCAAGCATACGATGAAAATGAAACTCATCAATATCATACCAACATAATTCTTCACCACCATCACGGGTCTTCCACCAGATTGGTTGTGTCTTATCCTTTCCTTCCCACTTATAATGAAACTCTCTTGCTTCTTTCTTTGCATCAATAATTTTTGAAAGAAGATTTTCTGCCACACTCTTACGATTAATTAAAGCAGATTTAAATGCAGATGGAATAGTAAAACTATCATGAACAATAAACTTTTCAATTTGAAAATCTGAACGACCTTGTGCAAGTTCTACTTCACTTTCAATCCATCGATTTGCTTCATTGAGAACTTTGAACATGAATTCATTTTTATCATCCAAAACTTCCGTAGATGATGCAAGTGCAATCGCTTCATAATTGTTAGTCATAAAAATTATAAAATACCAATTTTATATATTTATACCCATATTTAGTTGGATACTGCTGCTAAACCAAATCTGGCCTGAGGTAAATTATTTCCTGTTGCTGAACAAATATGAGTAGTGAAATCAATACGATCTACTGTGGCAAGATAATTAGGTACAGGAAGACCCGAACCACCACCAAAGTAACCATAAGAATTGTTTGAGGTTCCTGCTAAACTAGCTTTCTTTGCGGATAAATTATTTGCAAGAACGATTCCTGCAAAAGTTTCATTCGAGAAATCCATACGAAATACATCGTCACGATAGCTAGTAGATGGACTGACATAATTTTCTCCACCAGCAAAGTAACCATAAGAGTTACCTGAGACTGCTCCTAAACCATTTCTTCCTAAAGGTAGATTATTACCCGGTGCCGATACAGTTTCATTCGAGAAATCAATACGATCTACTGTAGTAAGTTTTGGTGAACCACCACCAAAGTAACCATAAGAACTATTTGAGACTGCTGCTAAACTAGCTCTTGCTTGAGTTAGATCATTTCCTGGTGCCGAGAAAGTTTCACTAAAAAAATCAAAACGGTTTACTACAGCAGTCGAGCTGGGAATAAAACCACCACCAAAGTAACCATAAGAACTACTTGAGACTGCTGCTAAAGCCTGGTTTGCTACAGGTAGATCCTTACCTGGTGCCGATACAGTTTCATTAGAAAAATCAATACGGTCTACTGTTGCTACACTACCAGGTGGAGCAAAACCACCACCAAAGTAACCATAAGAATTACTTGAGACTGCTGCGTTCGAACGTCTTGCTTGAGTTAGATCATTTCCTGGTGCCGATGTAGTCTCATTCGAAAAATCAATACGGTCTACTGTTGCTACACTACCAGGTGCTCCAGGCGCAGTATCACCACCACCAAAGTAACCATAAGTTCTCGAACCTTTTATTCGGTATGATGCTCCTCCGGATACTGCTGCTAAAGCACGTCTTCCTGCCGGTAAATTATTACCTGGTGCTGATGTAGTCTCACTAGAGAAATCAAGACGGTCTATTGTGGTAACATAAGGTGGAGTAAAACCACCACCAAAGTAACCATAAGAACTAGTTGAGACTGCTGCTAAACCATTTCTTGCTTGAGATAAATTATTACCTGGTGCCGATGTAGTTTCATTAGAGAAATCAATACGGTCTACTGTGGTAACATTAGGTGGAGAAGAACCACCACCAAAGTAACCATAAGAACTAGTTGAAACTGTTGCTAAATAACCTCTTGCTTGGGTTAGATTATTACCTGGTGCCGAGAAAGTTTCATTCGAGAAATCAATACGATCTATTGCGGTAACATAAGGTGGTGCAGTACCACCACCAAAGTAACCATAAGAACTAGTTGAGACTGCTGCCAAACCACTTCTTGCTTGAGGTAGATTATTACCTGGTGCCGATGTAGTCTCACTAGAGAAATCAAGACGGTCTATTGTGGTAACATAAGGTGGAGCAAAACCACCACCAAAATAACCATAAGAACTACTTGATACTGCTGCTAAACCATATCTTGCTTGAGTTAGATTATTTCCTGGTGCCGATGTAGTCTCATTCGAGAAATCAAGACGGTCTACTGTGGTAACATAAGTATTTGGTGGTGAGAAATATCCACCACCAAAGTAACCATAAGAATTACTTGAGACTGCTGCTAAATAACCTCTTGCTTGAGTTAGATTATTTCCTGGTGCCGATGTGGTTTCATTAGAGAAATCAATACGGTCTACTGTGGTAACATAATCGGCAGGTGGAGCAAGTCCACCACCAAAGTAACCATAAGTAGCACTCTCCGGCCAACTCTCAAAGTTGTCGTTTGCAACATTTTTTATCTGTTCTGTTCTGACTTCGTTGAGAGAAAATATTGCCATTTACAATTATAAGATTATAGTTTTGTTTAATAATATAAGTATTCTTATTTAGTTGGAGACTGCTGCTAAACTTTCTCTTGCTTGAGGTAAATTATTACCTGGTGCCGATGTAGTCTCATTCGAGAAATCAATACGGTCTACTGTAGACCGTGTTGGGGATGAACCACCACCAAAGTAACCATAAGAATTATTTGAGACTGCTGCTAAGTTATATCTTGCTTGAGATAAATTATTACCTGGTGCCGATGTGGTTTCATTAGAGAAATCAAGACGGTCTACTGTGGTAACAAGAGGTGGAGCAAGTCCACCACCAAAGTATCCATAAGAACTACTTGAGACTGCTGCTAAACCAGATCTTGCTTGAGTTAGATTATTACCTGGTGCCGATGTGGTTTCATTAGAGAAATCAATACGGTCTACTGTGGCAACATAAGGTGGAGTAAAACCACCACCAAAGTAACCATAAGAATTACTTGAGACTGCTGCTAAAGATCTTCTTACTGCAGATAGATTTTTACCTGGTGCCGATGTAGTTTCATTAGAGTAATCAAGACGGTCTACTGTGTCAACATAAGGTGGAGTCTCACCACCACCAAAGTAACCATAAGAATTACTTGAGACTGCTGCTAAACCATATCTTGCTTGAGTTAGATTATTTCCTGGTGCCGAGAAAGTTTCATTCGAGAAATCAATACGATCTATTGTGGTAACATAACCTGTAGGAGCAAAACCACCACCAAAGTAACCATAAGAACTAGTTGAGACTGCTGCTAAACCATTTCTTGCTTGAGTTAGATTATTTCCTGGTGCCGATGTAGTCTCATTCGAGAAATCAAGACGGTCTACTGTGGCAACATAAGGTGGAGCCTCACCACCGCCAAAGTAACCATAAGTTCTCGAACCTTTTATTCGGTATGATGCTCCTCCGGATACTGCTGCTAGTTGTTCTCTTGCTTGAGTTAGATTATTACCTGGTGCCGATGTGGTTTCATTCGAGAAATCAATACGGTCTACTGTGGCAGCAAAAGGTGGAGTAGTACCACCACCAAAGTAACCATAAGAACTACTTGAGACTGCTGCTAATCTTCCTCTTGCTTGAGGTAGATTATTACCTGGTGCCGATGTAGTTTCATTCGAGAAATCAATACGGTCTACTGTGGTAACATAAGGTGGTATAGTTTCACCACCACCAAAGTAACCATAAGAACTACTTGAGGTTGCTGCTAAGTTATATCTTGCTTGAGATAAATTATTACCTGGTGCCGATGTAGTCTCATTCGAGAAATCAATACGGTCTACTAATGATACAACAGAACTACCACCACCACCAAAGTAACCATAAGAACTACTTTGGGTTGCTCCTAAACCCTGTCTTCCTGAAGGTATATCATTACCTGGTGCCGATGTAGTTTCATTGGAGAAATCAATACGGTCTACTGTATCTTTCCAACTTGCAGGAGGGAAAGTAAATCCACCAGCAAAATATCCATAAGAACTACTTGAGACTGCTGCTAAACCTTCTCTTGCTTGAGTTAAATTATTACCTGGTGCCGAGAAAGTTTCATTGGAGAAATCAAGACGGTCTACTGTGGTAACATAAGTATTTGGTGGTGAGAAATATCCACCACCAAAGTAACCATAAGAACTACTTGAGACTGCTGCTAAACCATATCTTGCTTGAGTTAGATTATTTCCTGGTGCCGATGTAGTTTCATTCGAGAAATCAATACGGTCTACTGTCGAAAGATATGGATTATTATAACCACCACCAAAGTAACCATAAGTGGCACTCTCTGGCCAACTATCAAAGTTGTCGTTTTTTACATTTTGAACTTGTTTTTTATATACTCTATCAAGACCAAAAATTCCTTGTGCCATCTATTTACCCTTGGTAATGAACATAAAAAACAAATGTTCCAATACTATTTAACAAAGTAATAATACTATACTATTAACTCAACATTAAATGAAATTGAAATTCTATTTTGATCCGATGTATTTGGTGAAACAAAGTGAGGCAACCAAGAAGGAAATAAAAGTAGTTCTCCCACCTTAGGATGATGTGAAAAATATTCATCCGTAATCAAAGAACTTCTTTGAAAGTCCATCATTCTTGCAGGTCTTGGATCCTGAAAAACTATTTCATTATTTGCTTCAGGTAATTGTATATAATAAACTCCACTCAACCACCCAGAAGGATGAACATGAGTGAAATTAAATCCACCTTTTGGATTGATATTTCCCCACATTGCCCTCACAACCATTTGTGGAAGTTCTTTATTAGACAATCTCTTGGCAATCATTTGTGTGGCACTAAGTGCTTCATCCAAAAGTGGTTTAAAAATATCTTGTTTCCACAAAAAAGTATCACTCTGCCAACCATTACGATTACTTCTTCTTTCACCCTCTGTTCTATTAGAAAGTTCAGTTAAAAAATTTTTATACTTTTGATTTTGATACTCATTGAAAATATCAGCAGTATAAAAATTAGTCGGAAAAATAATACCTTCTTTCAATTGACACATAAAAAATTCAATAATACTATGTTATATATTTACCGGATAAAGTAGAAGAAAGACTATTTGTAAGAGTGGTTCCGGCAATCCCTACAACAACAGTGTCATTTGCAGCAAGATACTTTGGTCTCTCTAAAATCTCAATTACACTATTCTTGGGCACTGTTAAATTATATACCAAGTATCCTTGTCTGACACCTGTGGTTAGAATACCTCCAACACTTCCTCCTCGATAAATGGATACTGATGCATCAACATCAAAGTCCAAATCATAATTACATAATCGAATTGATTGAATGACAGATGGGTTTGTATTTGAAGTGAACAGTTCTGTTCCAGCTGGTGTAACAACCGTTTTTCCAGTTCCAATAAAATTAGTATCAGTTTTTTCAGAATAAGTTATGAATGAATCCAATCCATTATTAACTCCAACTGCTTCTGGTCCTACTCCACTAGTTTCTCCTATACCAGCAAATGCCTGAAATCTTAAAATATCTGATGGTTTCGCAATGATTGGTTCTTCTAGGACTTCCAAAGCACCTTGATAGGGAACTATGACTCTTTGTGCAGTTGGAACATTTTCACCACCATTAAAATCATGTCTTGAAGTGAGATAAAGGTGCGTATTATAAATGTTTGTTACATGAATAGATTCAATTATATAACTCTTACCCGCAGTTGATGGGAATGAATATCCAATTCCAGGACCAATAAAGATATCATTGTTTGCTGCAACTGTAGTAAGTCCGGACACTGCCGTTCCAATACCACCAGTAATTGAAACATAAATTGATGTTGTAATTCCAGTATTATACTTATCACCAGTAACTACATCTGGAGCAGGAATGTTGGTAAGGTTTGCACCAGAACCACTAAATGATGTGGCAGTTATAACTCCAGTGGCATTAATACCGGAAGAATTAATAGTAACCCCAGTTCCAATAACAGTGCTAGTAAATGTTGGGGTATCTGATAATGTAACGGTAGCACCAATACCAGATGCTGTTGCTGTTAAATTACTACTTACAAAATTAATATCACCAACACTACTTGCAGATCCAGCTACAGATCCTTCTTCTCTTATAGTAAGACCAGACAAAGCACCTATGGAAGCAGCAGTAATTCCAGTTAAACTAGCACCAGAACCACTGAAAGAAGTGGCAGTTACAACACCAGTAACATTGACTCCACCAGTTCCGGTTATAAACTTACTATTAAGATCTAAGTTTCCACCTAACTGTGGAGTAGTATCACCTACAATTTCTGTAGTAATACCAGTAAGACTAGTATAGGGATACGCAGTAGCATCACTCAAGTCAAATGCTGGTGTTGCATCAGTACCACCAAGAGATACAGTTACTCCACCATAATTAACACTATTGTTTGTTAGTGCTCCATTAGGAATTGAAGTTAATGATGCACCAGAACCAGAGAAAGTAGTGGCAGTTACAACACCCGATGAATTGATGTGCCTAACAGACTTAATATCATCAAAGTCTGTCTCAATATTACCAACGGCAAACTTAGTGCCTGCCGACATTGATGTTGTTCCAACACCAAATGCATAATTTGTCAACCAAGCATCAGTAGCAAGTCCAGTAAAAGCACCAGACTCAAACCAAAAGATCTTTTTATATGTGACAGGAACTGTTCCACCACCACCAACAAAACTTACTATGGGACTTCCTTCTGTTGATGCAACGGCAATACCACCATGACTTGCAGTAGTGTCATTTGAAATATCATTACCACCAGCATCAGTTCTAAATCCAACAATAATATCCGGGTCACTAATCTTTAAAGTTTCAGTAAATAATGTAGCAGAAGTACCACCAATTGTTACGTTCCCAGTAACATTTAAATTGCGGTTGACTTGTAAGTCAGTTGTAACAGTAACAGTTGTTCCCGGAAGTGTTGGGTTATTTGGAATCGAAATTACAGGTGTTGAACCTTCTCCTGTCCCACTACTTACTGTTATTTGATTTCCGGTTCCACTAATGGACTCAACATAATCACCAGTAGTGTCACCACCAAGAGCAACACTATTAGGTTGGATTGTTGCCGCTAAAGATACATTACCAGTACCATCAAAACTAATCTGAGAAGCAACAACATCTCCGGTTAATTCAAATGTTCTTGCGGTTGCTAATTTAGTTGCAGTAGAAGCAACACCAGTTACATTACCAACAAAAGAAGTAGCAGTTACAACACCAGTAACATTGACTCCACCAGTTCCGGTTATAAACTTACTATTAAGATCTAAGTTCCCACCCAACTGTGGAGTAGTATCACCTAAGATTTCGGTAGTGATACCCGTCAATGATGTATAAGGATAAGCAGTAGCATCACTTAAGTCAAATGCTGGTGTTGCATCAGTACCACCAAGAGATACAGTTACTCCACCAATAGCAATACTAGAGTTTGTTAGTGCTCCATTAGGAATATTAGTAAGTGATGCTCCAGAACCAGAGAAAGTAGTAGCAGTTACAACACCAGAAACATTAATACCACCTGTTCCGGTTATAAACTTACTATTAAGATCTAAGTTCCCACCCAACTGTGGAGTAGTATCACCTAAGATTTCGGTAGTAATACCCGTCAATGATGTATAAGGATAATCAGTAGCATCACTTAAGTCAAATGCCGGTGTTGCATCAGTACCACCAAGAGATACAGTTACTCCACCAATAGCAATACTAGAGTTTGTTAGTGCTCCATTAGGAATTGAAGTTAATGATGCACCAGAACCACTGAAAGTAGAAGCAGTTATAATACCAGTAGGAGCATTGATACCAGATCCAGTAATTGTAGTACCACCACCTACAATAATAGTTTCGAAACTTATCGAATCTTCAGCATCACTTCTTGTGTAAATTCTACCCCCCATGTTAGCATGAGATGTACATTGATAATAAAGAATTTCTGGAGCATCAAACTGAACATCCCATACTAGAGTTCCATTTGATACATCATTATTAGTTATTCCATCATTATATTGCGTTCCTGTAGATCCATTTGGATCGCTTTGAATTCTAAATGGATGGGCACCCATTTTATTTTCAAAGTTATATTTTTGACCTCTTACCACATAAATTGTAGGATCATTTTCGGCACCGGTAAATCCAGGTCCACTAAACGTATAATTATCTGTTCCATCGGCACCTAATACCCATTCGGAAATTGCAGCATCTAAAGAAGATGCAGTTATAATACCAGTAGCAGCATTGATACCAGAAGAACTTATTGTTACGGCAGAACCAACAATCGCAGAAGCAAAGGTCGAAACACCTGATACATTGAGGTCATCCAATTCAGTATGACCATCTACGTCTAAAGACCCATTAGCATCTATACTACCAGCAAAAGTCGAAACTCCTGATACATTTACGTTATCAAGTTCAGTATGACCATCAACATCTAAAGACCCATTGGCATCAATTGCACCAGTGAAGGTAGAAACACCTGATACATTTACGTTATCAAGTTCAGTATGTCCATCTACATCTAAAGACCCATTGGCATCAATTGCACCAGCAAAGGTCGAAACACCCGATACATTTAAGTTGTCTAGTTCAGTATGACCATCAACATCTAAAGACCCATTGGCATCAATGGCACCAGCAAAAGTAGAAACACCAGCAATACTAATATTATTAGAAGTATTAACATCGCCAGTAACAGTTATACCATACCCGGTAGTTTCTAATTTCTTAGAGTCATCAAAGTAGAGCTCTACCGAAGAATTGGCATTGAACTCTGCCATTTTTTCTGTGCTACCATTAGGAGTAATAGTAACCTTAACACTCTTAACTTCGAGTCCATTACCACCAGATTCAGAAATAGAACTTTGATTACTACTATGAGTAATAGTTAAATCTCCACCATCACCAAATGTTGCTTTTGCATAATCTTCAAAGTTTAATGAATTTGCAGACTTATCCCATACAACATCAGTATTAGCAGCACCAACAAATCTTACATCATCACTAAAAGTAGAAACACCTGATACATTTACGTTATCAAGTTCGGTATGTCCGTCTACATCTAAATCGGAATTGATATTAACTGCAGAAGCAAAGGTAGAAACACCCGATACATTTAAGTTGTCTAGTTCAGTATGACCATCAACATCTAAATCACCATTAAAGTCGGCAGCACCAGCAAAAGTAGAAGCACCAGATACATTTACATCATCGAGTTCAGTTAATCCATTAACATCTAAAGACCCATTGGCATCAATGGCACCAGTGAAGGTTGAGGCACCAGATACATTTACATCGTCGAGTTCAGTATGACCATCTACGTCTAGATCACCATTAGCATCTATATTATTACTAAAGGTTGAGACACCTGATATATTCAATGTACCTTCAACATGAAGATTTGATGTCGGAGCATCTGTTCCTATGCCAAGACTTTTAGTTGATGGATTGAATACAAAACTTTGTGTCGAAACACCGGCAACATCAGTAGTTGCAGTGGAGACATAAAAAGGAATAGTCTGAGATTGATTGGCAGAATTTTCTGCAAAAACAGTTCCAGCAGAAATTCCAAACAATCCAGATCCATCACCACTAAAACTTGATGCGGTAACAATACCAGATGATTTAATATGTCTGACAGATGTAATATCATCAAAGTCTGCCTCAATATTACCAACGGCAAACTTAGTGCCTGCCGACATTGATGTTGTTCCAACACCAAATGCATAGTTTGTCAACCAAGCATCGGTATTCAGACCAGTAAAAGCATTGGTCTTAAACCACATAATATTTTTATATGTGGAAGGAATATTATCAACATTAAAACTAACGATTGGAGATCCTTCTGTTGATGCAATCGCAATACCACCATTATTTGCCGTAGTGTCGGTAGAAACCTCATTACCAGCAGAATTAGTAGTGAATCCAAGAACAATATCAGCATCTTTTACTCTTAATGTTTCAGTAAATAATGTGGCAGAAGTTCCACCAACCGTAATATTTCCTGATACATTTAAATTATTATTAACTTGTAAGTCATTACCAATAGTTACATTTCCACTAATTGTTGGGTTAGGTTGGATTGTTGCCGCTAAAGATACATTACCAGTACCATCAAAACTAATCTGAGAAGCAACAACATCTCCGGTTAATTCAAATGTTCTTGCGGTTGCTAATTTAGTTGCAGTAGAAGCAACACCAGTTAAATCAGCACTGATTGTTCCTGCACTAAAGTTACCCGATCCATTACGAGAAACTATTGTGCTTGCAGTATTAGCATCCGTAGCATTTGATGCAACTGTAAATGTAACTACACCAGAATTATTATAAGTTGCAATTCCACTTAATCCAGTTCCGGAAGTATTAAGTGTTAAATTATTATCAAGAGTTCCCGTAATAATACCAGCAGCAACGTTAATACCAGAAGAACTTATTGTTACGGCAGAACCGACAATCGCAGAAGCAAAGGTGGATACTCCGGAAACATTAAGATCATCTAATTCGGTATGACCATCTACATCTAAAGACCCATTGGCATCAATGGCACCAGTGAAGGTAGAAACACCTGATACATTTAATGTAGTAGCGCTCGCAAATCCAAGAAAGGAATTCTCATTTACAGTAATTTTTCTTGCGGTGAATGAGTCAAATACTAAATCTCCAACAACATTTAAGTCACCAGCAACAAAAAGATCACTTAAAAATGTTCCAATACCAGTGAAGGTTGAGGCACCAGATACATTTACATCATCGAGTTCAGTTAATCCATCAACATCTAAAGACCCATTGGCATCAATGGCACCAGTGAAGGTAGAAACACCTGATACATTTAAGTTATCAAGTTCAGTATGACCATCAACATCTAGATCACCATTGGCATCAATTGCACCAGTGAAGGTTGAGGCACCAGATACATTTACATCGTCGAGTTCAGTTAATCCATTAACATCTAAAGACCCATTGGCATCAATGGCACCAGTGAAGGTTGAGGCACCAGATACATTTACATCGTCGAGTTCAGTATGACCATCTACGTCTAGATCACCACCAACAAAAAGATTATTTTCAAATGTACCTATATCAACAAAAGTTGATATACCTGTTACCCTTAATTTCTCTATCGCAAAGACACCACCAACACCAGATGAAACTACTATATCACCTACTGTTAATATACCACTAACAACTGCATTACCACGAACGTCTAGTTCTGTTCTCGTCTCAAAGATAGTTGTTCCAATACCAACTCGGCCGACAACCTCCAATACTTTTTTGTTATCAGTACTTCCTTCTATACCAATTTTTTGTTCTTGCTGTCTACCACTAAGAAACCGTGTTGGTGATGCCATTTTACTACTTTAAAATATTAGAGATTTGATGTTTCCAGAATGCTCGATAAAAATTTAAGATCAGTAGAAGTGCTACCAACCGTAGTCAATATGTCACCAGTTTCTACAACCAGTTTTCCTGGCAATAAATTTGCTGTGTCACTTGCCGGAATTGCTAAATTCTTAACAATCTCAGTATCTGTTCCACTTCTACGATGACCAAAACTAAGTGTTTGAGTCGATGACCCAATATTAGTTACTTGTGCCAGAAGAACAACCCCCGTATATCCAATGGGTGCTGTATAAATTCCGACTGTACTTGTTCCAACTATATTTGTAACAGTTTGGAATACATTTACTGCTGCTGCTGCAACTGCCATTTGATTAATCTCCTCCTAAGGCAAGAATGAATGGTGTCACTTGCGTGAATAAACTTTTAATGTAAACATCACCGGATATATTTCCAGTTGTTTGATCAATTAAAACACCATCACCAATCCTAAAGTTACCTCTTTGATCTGTGCTGGTATAATTAATTCTTCCACCATCAGTAGTTATGATCTCATTAGCTTGTATAGTCACTCCACCTCTCGATGGATATGCAGTTTCAATTGTGTTACCGGAACCAATGTATTGAAAAGATTGCGAACTTACAAGTTGAAAACTCTGTCTGGCAAAGAATGATGTGAAACCAACTCCAACTTCATTATTTAGATTTTGTACCAAACTAATAGTTGTGATACCTGCAGATGGTTCAGTTGCCTCAAGAACATCATAATAAATTGTATCAGTCTCTGCCGTAGCAGCAGCACTTGATCCTCCACCACCACTGAAAGTAACATTAGGAACACTTTCATATTGTGATCCCGCACTTCTTACAGTGACAACAGTAACAGCACCATTTTCAATAGTTGCTATAGCTTGTGCAGGAACAGCAACACCAGGTCCTGTTGGAGCATCAATACTTACAATTGGTGGTGAAGTATATCCAGAACCACCATTCGTAACCTTAATATCACTCACAATAAAATACTTACGATCAAAATAAACTGCCTGTCCATCATAAGGACGATTATTTCCTACACCAGAAACGACAACTAGATTTTGACCTACTGCTGCAGTAGAACTTACAGTTCCAGTATAACGATCATTACACTTAGAAGTCTCATCACCAACACCTTCGGCAACTAATCCTTTAGTTCCGAATGATGAATTAGAGTTCGTTAAATCGCATTGACCACCATTGGCAGTATAAACTGCAATATCATCACAGATAGTAAAGAGTGACACTAATTGAGCATAAGCACCATTAGTTACTGAAACTCCAATGCCACCTTGATTAAATTGTGTATAAGAATCAATATTAAATGAACCCTGAACTCCTATCGTGCTTATCTTATCTCCTTCATCGGCATTAAAACCATCAACCTTAGCACCAATACTATCCTGAATGAAATTGGTACAGTTTCTTATGTAAGGACCTTTTGTAATAATACCGGTTCCTTGTAATGGACTAAGAGATGAAGTTAAGATACCAGAGTTGATTGTTCCACTATTACCAGGGAAGTTTGTAGTGAATCCGGTTGTTGCAGGGTTTCCACTAATACCATTCTGAATAATTCCAGTTACAATACCAACACAAACTGTAATCGCAGAATTCACATTGGCACAGTTTCCTATACCATATGATCCACCTTCTGCCTGAATACTTACATCTTTTATCTGAGTATAAGTCGATTGGTATCCACCATTCCAAGTAATATTATTGATACAAGAACGAGCAATACCAATAGAATAATCAAGTACATCAATTGTTGTTGCACCAAAGCCAACAATATGATCTAAATTCCCGTTGATATCAAAGTATGATTTACCTGCTCCAATAGATTTGGAATTACCACCTCTGGTAATATCATGACAAACTGCTTTGTAGATATCTTTAACATCATCAGCACAATTTATCGAATCAATTGTAATAGCAGGATTTTTATAATCCGTACTTGTTATATAACCTACTGCTTCTTTCGCAATAAAATCTAAATTTGCACGAATAATTCTTGCGGCATCAAAAAATCTATCAGAAGATACACCAACAAGTGGTCTGAGTGCAATAACTGCTGCACCATTCGTCATTGGACCACCGACAAAACTCAAGTCAGTAACATGACATCCTTGACTTACATAAAATAAATCAGTATTTGTATTTTGTGGTGCAACCAGACAACGACGAAGTTCTGTTCCTTCTACAGAAACATTATCTGGAAGATTGATTGGATTATTTTCAGTATAAGTTCCAGGAAATACTTTTACAGTATCACCAGGAGATGCAAGTGCCACTGCTGCTTTAATTGTTGCCTTTGCATTATTATCATCTAACCCAGTATTATCATCATTACCATTTTCAGTAACAAATAAAGTCTTACCTGCAAATGTAGTGTTTCCTGCACCAACTTCTACAATTCTTGTTCCAACACCAACTCCACCAGTATCCTGCTTCAGGAAAATTTTACCATCATAAAAGTTTACAGCTAATTCACCTAACTGTAACTGTCCATCTGTTGGTTTCTTGCCAGCAACCGCTGACCTTTTAATCCTAATCGGAGTGGCCATCTATTCTTCTATCGGTATGTACCGTTTCAGAACAGTATATACTGTCCTTTTTCATTTATTTATAATAGGTTGTTTCTTCTAGAACCATACCGATAAAGATTCACTGCCGGTTCTGGTTCCATCCACTTCTTAATTTTCTCGTATCGATCAACATTAAAAAACTCCTGCGAAAGATACCAATCTTCCATAGGAGAATATGCTTTATCTTGATTACAATCATGGCAGGCACACAAAAGATTTTTTGTAAACTCTGGTCCACCCTTTGCCTTTGGAACAATATGATCTATCGTAAGATTATCTTGCGATCCACAATAGGCACACTCATATCCCCACTCTTCCTTTATCTTTGACCTCCATAACCTTTTTGCTTCTGCAGAACTTGTTGTTTGGAGGTTGAAGACATAGGCTTGAGGAGAATTGTAGAGAGGCATAAAAGATTGCGTCTTACGATTATTTAGATAAACTCACCCATATCATAGATATACATTCTTCCCATCATAATCCAATATGAAGTGAACATATCCTCAAAATGTTCCGCAAAAAATCTAAACTTCTCATCAATAAGTTTGCGACCTAATACTTGGAAGTGTGCCTTTGATAATGCAAAAAATTCTTCGAGTGCTTCTTCATCTCCTTGCTTAAATCCACGAACATATAAATCCCGTGCAGTATTCATAATCTCATGACATTCTTCTGGAAGAATAACCTTAGTTCTTCCATCAGGCAATGGCAATACTTTATTTTTAATTGTTCCCATCGAAAGTTTCATACACTCTCGACTCTGTTCGACAGACAATGCTCTCTCATCACCATCTCTAAATGCATGTTGTACACATCCATTCGTGCATTCCACAACACGAATAAGTGCAGTCGCATCTAATACTTCTTCAGATTGAGAACTCCAAATGTCCTTCCAATACTTATAATACTGTTGATTAACTTCCATAATATCCACTCATTTGTTTCTAACAGTTCCAATGTTCCAAGACCTCATACCAAATGGAGTATCGGCAATAAAATTCTGGACCAATTCTACTGCATCTGGTGGCACAACTAAACAGAATCCAATACCACAGTTGAATACATTTCTCATCTCCTCCTCGGCAATCTCTCCTGCCTCCTGTATCTTGTTAAAGAGTTCCGGTCGTTCCCAAGCAGACCAATCAACATCGACAGTCAGATGCTCTGGAAGGCATCGTGGGAGGTTCTCAGGCAGTCCTCCTCCAGTAATATGTGCCATTCCTAGGATAGGAACTTCGTCCAACAGGTGCTGAATGAGACGGGCATAGATGGTGGTTGGCACCAACAGTTCCGGCATCTCCTTATAGTAAATATAATTTCGCCACAGCATATCATTGACCAGTGTGTATCCATTACTATGAAGACCACTACTCTCAATACCAATGACTACATCACCCGGCCACATTTCACTACCATCAATAATCTGGTTCTTCTCTACAATACCAGTGCAGAAACCAGCAAGGTCATAATCAGTTGCTCTAAAATGTTCGGCAGTTTCTCCACCTAGCAATTCCATTCCAGCCATCACACAACCAACATTAACTCCATACACAATATCACTGACATTATCATCAAGTGATTTAGTAGAGATATAATCTAGAAAATATAATGGTTTAGCACCAGAACATATAACGTCATTGACGCACATAGCAACAAGGTCCTGGCCAATAGTGGTGTAATCATGAGCAATCCTACAAATGTTAATTTTAGTTCCGACACCATCAGCACCAGATACTAATACAGGTTTCTCATATCCTGATGGGACCTCCATCATTCCATTAAAACCACCAACATTAGGTGCCAGTGCTTTAATATACTCTACAAAGGATCTACCCTTGATAATGTCAACACCAGAAGTCTTGTAGTCCATCAGTCTCTTCCTAAACGAATGTATAAAGTAATCAATGATTGCGAGATTAGATCGCAAGAATATGTAAATCCAATCTTATTTTCCTTGTCCCAGTGTTCTCTTTGACTTTTGAGAAGTGCAGAGAACTCTTTGATCTTAGACCTCATCTCTTCTTTTGATAACTTATCCAATGACTTCACCTCTGGCAATTTGCTCACGACGTTTTAGTTTCCATACTATGTAATCCATTGTTGGGATACACATAGGGTTCCAACCAACAAAGGTTGTTGACTCTTCACTGGGTATCTTCCAACAGGGAGCATCATCATTCTCAAGGTCTAATGACTTACGATACTCTTCCTCACCAAACATAACAACTGCTCTCTCAGCAGCATTCAAACTCTTGAAGCAATCAAAGCAGTTCTTTCTAATGATGTCAGGGATTTCGTGTTTCATTTTGAATCTCAAGTTTAAGTTTACGAATACCAGTGATGAAATAACCAAAGTCCCTGGTTTCTGTGATGGGTTTTGTCTCACCACATACACCACACTTTGATTCATACACAGATGAACATCCTACAGAATAAACTCCATACTTATGTCCACAATCAAAACAAGTGTTGTAGGCATTCTCAAGTGTTTTAATAAGTGCTTTCTTTTCTTTGATGGTCATTGAATTGCAAGTGGTTGTAGTCGGTCAAGGATGTAACGATAGGCAGGTACAATATCACCTTCGTCTTTTCGGAATAGATCTTTATCAAATCGTTCGTCACTACCAATCCTCCATAGTCTCATACTATCAGGACTGATCTCATCGGCAAGATACAAATCACCATGAGCATCATAACCATACTCAACTTTAAAATCAACCAAATCAATGCCCATGATATAAAACATCTGACGAAGATAATCATTAATCCTTAATGTCATCTCAATGAAAGGCTCAGGATCATATCCCATCAAACGCACACGGTCTGGTGTAAGTAAAGGATCGTGCTTACTATCATCCTTTAAAAAGAACTCAACAATCGGTTGTGGTAGTGGCGCACCTTCTGTCAGAGTTGTCTCACGAACAATAGATCCGGCAGCACGATTACGACAAATAACTTCTAATGGAACGATGTCTACTTTCTTACAGATCATCTTGTTAGCACCAACCATATTAATATAATGTGTTGGGATATTTTCTTTGGCAAGTTTCTCAAAGATAATAGATGAGATACTACAGCAAAGGGATCCTTTTCCTAAAGGATGATCTTCCTTCTCCCCATTACCAGCAGTTACCTTATCATGATATTCAATGATGACACGATCAGCATCGTCACCAGAATACACAGTTTTGACCTTGCCTTCTATAATTACTTCCATAAAAAAAGAGGGTTTCTAACCCTCTCAGTATACAATAAAAAACCACCCTTGTAAAGAGGTGGTGGGACACTTAACACATTGTCTTTGATGTGTTAAGGATATGAGATTTCTTTAACACGTTAGTTTAGTCCTTGTAAAGATCTTCCAGTTTTTCTCTGGACAAATCTACATACATAACTTCTTCTCCTGCCTGTGGTGCTTCTGGATGTTTTGGTTTAGGAGGTTTTCTCATATCATCATTGATAGATTTGATATTACTCCACATCATTGCAAATGCAGCACCTCCAATAAGGGAGAAACATACTCCATAAACAAATACGAGATAGTGATTCATCATGCTTCCTGTAAAGATTGAACTGTGTTGTGAAGTTCTCCAATGTCAAGGAGACCTTCAGCACTAAACCAAGGGGCATTTGCCCAACTAAATCCTTCACCCATGGTGTTATCGGGTGCGGTAATATACCAATGACATGCTGTGTCTGGTACATCAACAGCACACTTAGACCAATCATCACTCCATTGTGGGACTTGAACCCACATTAGAGCAGCAAATATAATACTGAATAGTGATTTGATCATGTCTTATTAAAGGTTAGGGTGAAAGTTTTAATAACAAGAATCCTTATTAAAGGTTACAGAGCATTACCCCTCGGCATAATTTCCTCTGGAAATTGGAAATTCTCATGTGGCTGGTCTACTTGAGACAACCAAACACGGATGCCCTCCGATAATAATATGTTCTTCGTGTACATTGTCTCAAATTCTGGATCTTCTGCTGCTCTGATCTCTTGACTTACAAAATCATAAGCACGAAGATTAAGAGCAAGCCCAATGATGCCAATAGAAGATGTCCAGAGACCCATGACAGGAACAAACAACATAAAGAAGTGCAACCAACGCTTATTGCTAAAAGCAATGCCGAAGATTTGCGACCAAAAACGGTTCGCAGTAACCATCGAATAGGTCTCCTCCTCCTGAGTGGAATCGAACGCTTTAAATGTATTTGCTTGCTCTCCATCTTCATACAATGTATTCTCTACGGTTACTCCATGAATAGCACTGAGCAGTGCTCCTCCCAGTATACCAGCAACTCCCATCATATGGAAGGGGTTGAGCGTCCAGTTATGAAAGCCCTGGAGGAAGAGAAGGAACCTGAAAATCGCCGCAACACCGAAACTCGGCGCAAAGAACCAAGATGACTGTCCCAAAGGATAGATGAGGAATACAGACACGAATACAGCAATAGGACCGGAAAAAGCAATCGCATTGTAGGGACGGATACCGATGAGACGTGCCAGTTCAAACTGACGTAACATAAAACCTATAAGGGCAAATGCACCGTGGAGAGCAACAAAGGACCAAAGCCCTCCAAGTTGGAGCCACCGCTGAAAGTCCCCTTGAGACTCAGGACCCCAAAGTAGAAGAAGAGAATGACCCATAGCATCAGCAGGCGTTGACACAGCCGCTGTAAGGAAATTAGCACCTTCAAGATAGGAAGTTGCCAACCCGTGGGTGTACCACGACGTAACGAAAGTTGTGCCAGTAAGCCAGCCACCAATTGACAAATAAGCAGTGGGAAGAAGTAGTAGTCCAGACCAACCCACAAAGACAAAACGATCCCGTTTAAGCCAGTCATCCAAGACATCGAACCATCCTCTTTGTGTAATTGGGGGTGAAAGTGATGAAGTAGTCATAACTCCGTAATAAACTTATGGTATTTAGTTTACACTTCTTTACAATAGAAGTCAATGAGAAGTTATACCTACTTTATGTTTTCGATAGAGTTGAGGCCAAGTGTCCCGAATAATCTCTGCCAGTTTATCGGGTGTAGATGAACTAATCACAGACCCTTAACAGAATTCCAGTCCTGCTGAAACTGCTCCAGACCTTGGTCGGTTAGGACATGATTATACATTCCCCAGAATACTTTTGGAGGGATAGTGCAAATGTTCGCACCAGCATCAAAACATCTTCCTACCTGATGAACATCACGAACTGATGCGGCAAGAACTTGAGTCGTGCTGAAGTGACGATCATAAACACTAGCAATTGCATCCACAAGTGCAACTCCAGAAACAGAGTTATCATTCAGTCTTCCTACAAAAGGAGAAACATATGCGGCACCTGCACGACGAGCAAGAATTGCCTGTGCCACAGAGAAGATAAGAGTTACATTAACCTTTCTTCCAACGGCAGCAAGTGCAGTACATGCCTTCAGTCCTTCTACAGTACAAGGAACTTTGATTGTAACATTCCAAAGTCCTTCAAATTCACTTGCCTGATCAATCATTTCTTCGGCAGTATCGGCAACAACTTCTGCTGATACAGACTCAAATTGATTACTCATAGAAGAAATCTCTTTGATAACTTCTACAGGATCACGACCACTTCTCTTAATCAAAGTAGGATTGGTTGTGATTCCTTCAATCATTCCTGTTGTATTTGCCTTACTGATTTCATCGATATCAGCAGTATCTAAAAATATTTTCATCAGTTTACATGCAAATTGGGTTCATTCATTAAAAAAGGACTCATCCAGAGTCCTTATTGTATTAATATTTAGATAAGACCATATGCATTATTCTCTAAGAACCTCCCGACATATACGTTTGCATGATGACTGATTATCATCACACTCAATTAGACAATTGTAATAATCATTGATTAGATCCGATTCCTCTATACTTCTGTCTAGGGTTTTACCGAACCTTTTAAAACTTTCTTTCCATCCTGCTAATTGATTATAAGATATAAGATTGTGCAAAATAACCTCCACGAATAAGTTTGCTCATAATAAAAATCGACTTAGTTACACTTTTCTCAACTCCCCAATTCTATCATTATTTAGAGCATTTGTGTGGAAATCAATACAATTAGGAAACAAAAATTTATGCCTACGAGTTTATACTTAAGTAGTTAATCATACTTTGAAGGGTGTGGGTATTGTCTCCAACCTGTCCTAACACCACATTACAGTTTCTGCAAAGGAGTTTGCGAACCTTTCCCGTTTTATGATCGTGATCAACACATAGTTTTTTCCATTTACCATCACCTTCTCCTTTACAAATAGCACAAACACCATTTTGTTCTTCAAACATTTTAGTATGTTCTTGAAGTGTTATACCATATTTTCTTTTCAGATCATTATTTCTTGTGCGTTCTGGGTTTGCTTGATGTCTTGCCCTTATTCTTGCTTTATCACATTCTTTACATGCAGAGTGTCTTCTACCAGTTTTTTTATCACGAAAATAAAATTCAAGAATACTTTTTTCTTCCCCACAAGTCATGCAAGTTCTATAAAGGTCAGAATACAATTTAGTCATTTTCGTGCTTTCTTTCGTGTATAACTATTTATACATTATAGCATAAAAAAAGAGACCTAAAGGTCTCTTTCTTGTTATTCAGTTTTTCTAACTAACTCAACCGATGGAAGGAGCAGTAAGTGCTACAGGAGTAGATTCTGCTGATGCCAGGTCAAGAGGGAAGTTGTGTGCATTCTTAAACTTTCCCTAACTATCTGATATTGCTATCAGGATTGGACTATATCATCACCATTTCTGGTGTCGGACGCTTGAACCTGTTATTAAGGAAACTGTATTCCTCAGGTAGTCTCTGAACCTTTCCTGGATGTATCCAGGACTTGGCTGCTGATTGCCCACTTGGGGTTTCCAGCAATTCATCCGATTTAAAGAGCGCAAAGCACAACTTGACGCTCATGCATAACTTCCATTCCAAGACCGGCACGGTTCAATACGTCTGCCCATGTGTTGAGCACACGACCCTGACCATCAAGGATGGACTGATTAAAGTTGAAACCATTTAAATTGAAAGCCATCGTAGAAACACCAAGTGCGGTGAACCAGATGCCAACAACGGGCCATGCAGCAAGGAAGAAGTGCAAGGAACGTGAGTTGTTGAATGAAGCATATTGGAAGATCAAACGACCGAAGTAACCATGGGCTGCGACGATGTTATAGGTCTCTTCTTCTTGACCGAACTTATAACCATAGTTCTGGGACTCAGTTTCAGTCGTCTCACGGACGAGTGAAGATGTAACCAGACTTCCATGCATAGCAGAGAACAGAGATCCACCGAATACCCCAGCAACACCGAGCATGTGGAACGGGTGCATAAGGATATTGTGTTCTGCCTGGAATACAAGCATGTAGTTAAAAGTACCAGAAATACCAAGAGGCATCGCATCAGAGAAAGAACCTTGACCGAAAGGATAGACGAGGAATACTGCACTCGCAGCAGCGACTGGTGCCGAGTAGGCAACACAGATCCATGGACGCATACCTAAACGGTAAGAAAGTTCCCACTCACGTCCCATATAAGCATAGATGCCGATAAGGAAGTGGAAGACTACCAGTTGGAAAGGACCACCATTGTAAAGCCACTCATCCAAAGATGCTGCTTCCCAAATGGGGTAGAAGTGGAGACCGATTGCATTTGAACTTGGGACAACTGCACCAGAAATGATGTTGTTGCCATACATGAGTGAACCTGCTACGGGTTCACGGATACCGTCAATATCGACGGGTGGTGCTGCGATGAATGCGACAATGAAGCAGACAGTTGCTGCTAACAGTGTTGGGATCATCAATACACCGAACCAACCAACATACAAACGATTGTTAGTTGATGTTACCCACTCGCAGAAATCATTCCACGGAGAGGTTTGTTGTCTTGAAAGAGTTGTAGCCATTGTTTTGTACGAAAAAGTAAGACCATCAGGGAATGGTGGAGTTACTATTTCCCAGACACCCTAAGTCTGGGATATGAAAGACGTGTTTAGACACCCTAGAGGTCTTGGTTTGCGGGGTGTTAAGAACAGTTAAGAAATGTGTTCGTTTCTTGACTTACTGACTTATTTAGTATACTACGGTTTTCCTCCCCTGTCAAGCCCCGTGTCTAGTATCGATACTCTTGAATCCGATCCAGTACTCGATTTAGATACTTGTGTGCTAGGTCTTTTTCTTTCTGCCAAACTGATTTCGATTCTGTATCAACTTCATGCTTAAGTTTAAGAACATGACATATAAGTTCATCCTTATTCAATTGATTCTTTGGCATATAATAAAAAAGACTCTACTCAGTATATAGAGTAAAGTCTTTTTTGTCTATTTTAGATTGGGTTTTGTGCCGGTATCAACATACCACCATCAAAATGGTCATCGTCATCAATATCTTCATTAAATATGTCGTTAATTATAAAAGCACCCAACAAAAAGGTTGCTAATAACATCATCTCACCATACTCCAGGAATTAAATCGCCGGTAAGGGCATAACTACCCATAGCGGCAATGACACCAATCATTGCTGCCCATCCATTAATACGTTCTGCTCTTTCGTTCATTGTTCTTGCTCCTGTGTTTTGTTGTAAATAATGACTCTATTATTTTCATGAGTGAATACTAATTCATCACCATGTGCCCAGCAGAGTTCTTCGTATAGGGCATTTAGTCTCTCCATATCGTCATAGAGTTGATTTGGATTAAACATTCGTTACTGGTTCATATGGATGTTGAGGTTTATGATCTCTATCCATAGGTTCAGAAGACTCAAATGGTGTGCGAGAAAGATTTTTAATCACAATAAAAGCATCTTTATTGTACTTGCGAGTACCATATTGTGTAGCCCATTTTTTATTGTAATTCTCACCTTGATGAATACCAGAGACAACAGTACCTCCAACTTCAACTACAACATTATCAGTTTCTTCCCAACCCAATTTTTCAATTGTTTCATAAATGCCTTTCAGCATTTCAACATTATATGATTCGGGTTCAAGTACCCTTTCATCTGGTTCAAGACTTCCGTGCATCAGTAGAGGTTCTCTTCTTGTTCAGTTTCAATTATAACATCAGAAGTTGGATATGCAACACAAGTAAGCACAAATCCTTCTTCCATTTGATCGTCATCCAAGAATGATTGATCAGTTTGATCTACTGTACCCGATACAATCTTACCTGCACAAGATGAACAGGCTCCTGCACGGCAAGAGTAGTTCATATCAATACCACCTTCCTCGGCAGCATCAAGAAGATATTGATCATCCTGACAGGTGATAGTTGTTTCGGCACCATCAGGAGTACGGAAGGTAACGTTAAAGTCCATTAGTAAGTTTCAGATAATTGTTCTACGGAATATGCCAGCAATACAAAGAAGGCAATGCTAGTCATTGTAAACAAGATTTGATACATTGTCAAGTGCTCAGAAACCGAAAAGTCCGAAAAAGAAAACACTACCAGTCGTAGCATAAGAAATCAGTGCTGCGGCAAATCCAATCATTGCCGTGCGACCATTGAGTTTCTCTGCTTTCTCTGCATATGTCTCATAACCATATCGTTCTGCATCGATTTGAGAAACATACATTCTGGGTTCTTTAGCAAATAGATTTTGCTGCCCACGATCATTGGTTGTTACAGTCATTTACTTTTTGTAATGAATCTTTACATATTATATAGCAAAAATAAAGAGGAGTCAAGCCCCTCTCTGTATTATTCGTCACTTTTTTGTTCTGGTGGCAACCGATTAAAGTATGGGTCGTAGTCAAATATAGAGTTCCAATCTTCTATTTGATTTGCCTGTGTCTTCCAAAAATTCCAAAGACCTTCATAACTTGACTTATGAAAAACATCGATATGTTCTTTATGAATCGAAGAACCGAGTTCAAGTTTATATAAGAACAAAGGAATAGCAAAAGTATTTCCAGAATTATAAATCAAATCATCGGCAACTGCTCTTGGTTTGACTCCATTATCAATCTTATACTTATCTCCTCTCACATGAAGGTCAATTAGTTTTTGTGCATGACGACGTGTAATCAAATAACATGCAGTTGAGAAATCATTCACAAATCTCTTATGTATTCTCAAATGAACTGATGCAGGATTAATGACAGCAAGTTGGACTACATCATAATCATAAGGAATTTTTGCATAAAAATTTTTCCATTCAAAAGGCCAATGAGCAGCAGTAGAAATATCGCAATCATCTTCCATTACTAAGGCACATGGAGCATCTGTCTTGAGAAACTCCACCATTGCTTTTAAATGAGACGTGGTGCATCCAACCTCACCAGAGGACATATTATCTGGATATCTTCCTTTAAGAATATCTCCAAGGTCTCTACCATCTCTACCGTCGTATGCAGAGATACGAGTATAATTCTCAATCTCCCAATACTTAAATTGCTCTTCCATATATTCTTTTCTTTCTGGTTGCTCATCCAGATTTAGATAATATATGGGAGGAAGTTTTTTGAGTTTATAAAGTGCCTTATTTTTATCCATTAAATTACTTTCCAATTCTCGCAATATAAATCTTTTGTATCTTTATCAGCATAATCAGAACCAAACCACATGCTTGGAGCAATTACTTTTTTGTTTGGATTTTGAATCAACCATGCACCCCACCAACTCATAGAACTATTAGCAATAATAGCATGATCACACAAAGACATCAAGCACATGTCAAGATAAGGAACTAATGCACCGTCTGAATGAGTATCTTCTGGTTCAGAGAACATAAATCGATCATTCTGAAAGAACTCTTGCTCCTTACACCACTCAATCGAATCAGAAAATACAACTACAGGAAGACTTTCATCAAACTCTGCAAGTGCTTTTTCATAATACTCAAGAGGTTGCACAGGATGTTGATGTGCAAGGTTTACGTATGCCCATTTAAATCCTCTCTTATCGGCAAGTCCAGGATCACCACGACGAACATGAAGGAAGATAACTTCTTCTCCCATCTGACTACGAAACTCTTTACAAGGATCTAACCAATTACTTTTGAAAGTAAAATCTTTACGAACTTCATCTTCAATATGTTTGAAATATTTTTCCGTCTGAAAAAATCCATAAACACTTACTTTGTCAGGACACTTATTAAATATATCCTCATCAAAATGGAAATGCTTTTCCTGAATTATATTTTCAGTTTCAATCCATCCAATATTTTTATTGTCTGTAAGTTCAAATGCTTCTAGCAATCCATAATTATCAATTTGAACTTGTGAGTTCTCTGGAGGAATTGTATATTCAAACTTTCGATTTGCGGCAATACCTTTGAGTGCTGCATACTGAAACATTTGATTGCCAAATCTTCCAATCGTTCCAATATGATTAAATCCAATCACCTTTCATATCCTCAAAAACTTTTGCAATCCCTCTATCTATAGTAGTTTTAGGTATCCACCATCCCATAATGTAAGTGTCTGCTTCGTTTCTCTTATCCATCTGAACACTATCTTTTGCAAGACCAGGTTTAATATTAACTGTTTTACCAATCAAATTAAATTGTCCCTGAATAATAGAAGCGACATCTTTAATCGAAGTAGAACTAAAAGACGTAATATGGAGAGGATCTTCTGGTTTGAAGTCGGTAAAGTTTTCCATCACAGTCTCTAGTGCCTCACAACAGTCCTCAGCATAGAGGAACTGACGTTCTTCAGTGCCATCAGTCATCATCTCAAATTCACCCTCCTCAAATCCTCTACGAATGAAATCAGTGATGACATGAGCCTTCTCCATATCTTTTTCAATACCATAGACATTCCAGAACTTCACTGTAAGTCCTTTGAGTGCAGTGGTATGAAGTTCACCAACTCTCTTCATCACACCATATGGAGAGTAAGACATGTTACTCATCTGTGAAGATGCAAATATAAATCTCTTCCGATACTTCTCAAGTAAGGCAAAAGTATTTGCCATCATACGAGTATTGTTGTTAATGAACTGAAAAGTATGTTGATACTTCTTCAGGTAATGTGATCCACCAACATCAAATGCCAAGAAGAAAACAAAGTCAGCATTCTTTATAATGCCTTCAACATAAGTGTTTGGTGTTACACGAAGATCATTCTGCGGACCTTCAACTATATCAACACCAATTACATCATGACCTTTCTCTTTTAAGTAATCTTCTAGATAAGCACCGATCTGTCCAGCAGATCCTAAGATTGCGATTTTCATTTTTTTATAATTGATATTTTGAATTATCTTTTGATAGATGAACTATTTTTGGATCAAAATTACATTGAGAAGAAAAATCTTCTGGGTATGCATAGGATGAAGGTAAAGTATTTACATTATTTTTATTTTCAATAAAAAATTTATTTAAATGACTTTCATCATGCCATACTGCAATTATATCATCTTTTAAATCATCATTAACTCTTGTTTTAATTTCATCAATCAGTTTAAAAACATCAGGAACTTTTCCACCCCATAAACATCCTTGCCAATATGTAGAAGTATCATCTTCATTAGAAACAGAAGATCTAGATTTTGGATTAGTTTCGAATGATCCAGAAAAACTTTGATGCCCTGGCATTTTCAAATAATGACATGGATGATGAACTCCAAAGAAAGATTTATCATCATCAAAAAATTCTTCTTCACTGATTTCATCAACAACTAAACCATCAGCATCAATAAAGACCAACCAATCGTTTTTTAAAATCTCGTCCCTTGCCTTATCAATAATTTCAAATCTCTTTAAAGTAATAAAAGGCCATTTTAAATGTTCTTGTTGATACTTAATTATATTATCAGGCAATCCATCTAGTTCACCATCAGTAAAGACCATGAAAGTTTTTATTGAATTTGGAAGAAAATATTTTTCTATATTCTCATAATATTTTGGTAAAAAATTAAGATACTTGCCAGTTCCAATAAAGCATATGGCAACTTTAGTTTTTTTGTTTTTAATAACTGTTTCAATGTTAGGCATATAATAATTTTGTATTACGTTTGTCCAGTCAAATTGTTTTGAATATTCTAAAATTTCATCTCTATTATTTACAGAATATTCTCTGTTCTCAATGATTACTTTCTCAATATATTCTAAATCATTTACCTTGTCTTCAGGAATTACAGTAATAAATTCTTTACTTATATCAAGATTTGCAGTTGCCCATTCACTAACAACAACTCCAAGACCTGCAGCAAAGGCTTCCATAATAACTAAAGAATGTGCCTCACCATCAGACAAGAGCACAAGATTGCCATAGTCAGTTAGATTATCATAAAGATATTCTTTTTCCCACTCTCCAAGATAGTTTTTAGATTGGTCAAATCTATGATCTACAATATTACCTGCATACCATAAACTATCAATTGATTGAAAGAAGCATTGCCTCTTCCTATAATCAACTTTTGCAAGAAAGATTGATCTATCAGAAAATTTTGGAGAATCAGTTACTCTAAAGTTATCTGACATGACTCCATTTGGATTTAAAAATAATCTATCCGAAGATATTTTGCAATCATTCTCATAGACTTTGTTGATTCCATCAGACAATCCAAAGACTGTAGGTTTAACTTGAGTAAAAACATCAAAAACTCTTTCCTTATATGGACCCATTAATTCAGGTCTTTCAATGTAAGCAAAGTGAGTTGTTATGGCACAAGGATATCTAATATAAGGATATAGAGGAATCCAATCATCATAATTAATATGAACAAAATCTGGTTGGAACTCCTCAATCATGTTCAAAATTTTTATTGGTTCCCCAATGTTTATTATTTGAACTGTATGTCCCAACTTTTCCAAAGATAATTTATAATCCCAAATAAGAGATTCTACAGCACCCCAACCTCTAGGAGGAATGGGAGTGTTTGGGCCAATAATTGATATTCTCATTTCATAATTTCAATAATATCTTTTTCATATTGATTGACAATATTTTCCCAAGAGAAATTACTTACACCATATTCCCTAATTTCTTTACGCATAGTAATAGAAATCTTTCTATTCTCTTCAATTGCATTCTCAACATATTCAAGGTCATTTAATTTATCATCCGGAATGATTGTAATAAATGGAAGAGAAGTATCGAGATCATATGCACAATATCTGGAGCACACAATACCAAGACCAGAAACAAGTGCCTCTTTAATGACTAAGGGTGTTCCATTTTCTCCATCAGATAGAAGCATTAAATTTGCATACTTAGTTACATTATCATGCTTTTCTTCAGTTGTCCATTCTCCAATATAACTTTTATGAAGTTTATCAAAAGTTGTAGTTGAAGAATACCTACCAACAAAATCTATACTTTCAATTGGTTGATAAATCCACTGACGTTTTCTAATTTCAATTTTTGCCATGTACAAAGTTTTGTTTGTCTTCTCACATTCAAGATCAAATTTGAAATTTTTGTGTTGAGCACCAAGACCTAAACGAATAAGTTTGGATTCATCTGCTCCACCATTTTTATATGTCAACAAATCTTTATCAGAAAGACAAAAATTATAATGATCTTTCTGACTTACAAACCATTCATAGATAGGAGCATATCCATCTCTAGGATAAAAATTAGGTTGATCAACATATGGATATGCACTACTAATGGCAGTTACTGATTTGGGAGAAACTTTTTTAATAGCATCCATTATCGGATAGAACACATCATAGAAAACATGAATAAAATCAAAATCGTTTTCTTGAACTGTTTTTACAATTTCATCCAAATCAGGATCATTAATGATCATTCCTTCATGACCTTTTTCTCCAAGTTCACATGCAATCTCCCATATTAAAGATTCTACAGCACCCCATCCATCAGGAGGAATGGGTATAATACCTGGTCCAATAAATCCAATTTTCATTAGTACAATTCCTTATAAGCATGAACAAGAGTGAAATCACTTTCACGAAAGTTTGGAGTTTTCCATACTTCAGTGAGATTGGTATTAATAGAATAATGTTTACCAATTACAAAATATGCAATTTGCATATAAAGATCCAACCAACCAAATCTGTGATCCATATTTTCAAGAATATTATCAAAATCAAAATCAATAAAATCATAAATTTTATGATAATTATTGAGGAAGGTTTCTATATTATAGATGCTACCTCCACCAGCACCATACCAATCTACATTTGGATTTGCTCCATATTTGTCAGAAATAAATTCTAACATTTTTGGTGAAATTTTATTTTCAGGAACTTCAAATCCAGCACATTCCCAAATAGGATTAATTTTTACTTCACCTTGTGTAAGAACATCATCTTCCATCATGATCATATGTGTTCCACCATTATCCATTACATGTCTAGCAGCTTCTCTAAACATATGAATCCAATGCAGACTTTCATCTTTTGTGAATCCATAAATTCCTGAGGGATCACCAGCATTTCTTCGACCAATTCTCATGTATGAATGAACATAATTTACATTATATTTTTCACAGAGATCAGAGTAGTCTACTCCACCATCGCAACAGATAGTATATGGAGCATCTGGATGATATTTTCTAAACTCTTGTAATATAAACTCAGTTGCTTTTTTGTTTTCATATACTGTATGAAAACATCCAAATTTTACAGTCATACTTCTTTTAAATATTTTAAATAATGTGGGTGGATATCATCTCGATATAACCAGAACCAATATGGCTCACCTGGAGGAGTAGGTTGAATGTCAGGAACAAGATTCTTAAAATCATAACTGAATGGTGGATCGTAAAAACTATAAACAGATGGATTTTTCATACCAATCCATTTCTCAAAATTCATCCTTTCAATTGGACCAAAGTCTTCTGCTGTTCTCTGAAATGCTTGTTTAGTTGGATGCTGAAGAGTTGATATATAATCTGCTCTTGCCCACCAAAAATTACCACTCATGTGTGGCCATGGATCCAAGCAATAGTTAACTCCTGAAACTTGACAGGCATTTAACTTATGTAAGTTTACATTCCATTTATCGATACAACCCCATTCCATGAGGTGTCTCCAACTATTTATTGCTCGAAATCTACGATCAGAATATACATCTCTTGCTCCAGAAAGATGACTCATACCCTTTGTATGAAAGTACATCACTTTATCAACTTTCTGATTTACACAATCTTCATAAAGATATTTAAGAGTAAATCCTTCATATTGATCATCACTATCTTTACACTCTAAAATTTCAATCCAATCGTAAAGAGAAACAAATTCTTTAATTCTCGATGCTTGTTTTCCATTAATAGCACATTTTATATTTGCTATTTCAGACAAACCCGAACGATACAATCTTTTAATTTGTTCATCAACCATTAACTTCCACATGTCGGTGTCTGGAGGAGACCAAATATGGTAGTAAACATTGACACTCATAAATTTACCAATACTTTATAATTTATACTACCACTGTTTAAATTATTTGTCAAATAATTTGAATGTATGGGAGAGGAAAAATAAAATTACCTCCAGATTTCATGAAATCTTTTTCTCTTTGGATTATACCATTTTTAAAGTGCCACGGTAACACAATCATATAATCTGGATTGGATGCTTTAACTTCCTCCTCAGAGATGATAGGTATATCAGTTCCCGGAGTTACACAACCAAACTTATCACTATTAACTTCACCAACAGCAGTAATATCATCAGAAGTAAATCCACACCACTGAAGAAGAACATTACCTTTAGTTGAGGCACCGTATCCATAAATGGTTTTACCATCAGCACGAAGAGACCTAACAAGATTTACAATCGAATCACGATGATCATATGCTCTCTGAGCAAAGTCATAATAAGGTTTAATTGTATGAAGACCCATTTTATACTCTTCATCAATCAACCAATTAATTACTGCATCATTTACTTTAATTGAAGTATTAGTATCTTTACATGCAGTTACAGCAAAACTACCACCATTAATGTCATTAAGAGTGACATCAACAATTTTCATCCCTGCCCGTTCAAGAATATTTTGAACAGAAAGCATTGAGTAATATTCAATATGTTCATGACATGCTGTATCATAAGAACTAGATCTAAGAGTTGATGGCAAATACGCTTGTTCAAAATGCCACATTCCATCATCAGTAAGAATAGAACGAATGTCTTTTACAAATGTGACAGGATCATCAAGATCATAAAAACATGCAATAGACATTACGAGTTTTGCATTCTTATCTTTTTCAACAGAACGATAAGATTCCTTCGAGAAAAAATCTGCAATATAGGGAATTTCTTCAGGATAATATTGAGAAAACTTTTTTATAGTAGGATCAATACCAATTCTTTTTGTGTAGTTGGGAAATGATTTAAGAGTTGTGCAATCATTTGATCCAATATCAACAACAACATCTCCAGGTTCAAGATTAGAAAGTTCAATAAGATAATTTGCCTTACTAGTAAGGTGTTGAACCATTGAATTATTCAATCCAGAACGATACCCATAGTTATCCCCATACATTTCCGTAGGTTCAAAAGTATGCTTTAATTGTACAAGATTACTAGATGGACTCCAAACCAATTCCAAAGGTCCACTATCAATTTCTTCATTTGGCCTTGGAAAGACACCTGTTAGTTTTTGACTTCCAAGATTTAAAAAAGATACTAAATCATTTTTTTTACTTACCCTACAGGATTCAATTTCAACATACCTAGACATTACTCAACCTCCTCAACAATACTTAAAATTCCTTTGCATCTGTTCATATACGTATGATCTCTTTTAACAATCTCCATTAAATGAGAAATTAATTCTATGTTATTTTGATTTTCCATACCCAAATCAAAAATTTCTTGTGCATTTTCAGAAGTTAAAAGATCTTTATCAATAAAATCTTTTGCATAATGACAATCAGAAACTACAAGACAACCGTAACTAATTGCTTTCATAATTCTATCAGCAACATAACGTTGAACTTTTTGTTCTGCAGGTCTAAAATCTGGGACAAACATTGAGTCTTGAAGAATTTTAACATGTTCTTCATCCGTTACTGGATTAATATTTGGATTGTAATGATTAAAAGGAATTTGTTTCTCTTTTACAATCTCAATAAATTGCTGATGAATTGGTTCACAATTAGGTCTGGGATCATGAATAGTACCCACAAAATTGTACTCATTATTCCTATTTTTCTTTGCCCAATTCAAATCAATTTCTTCCGGAAGTAAGTTAGTTGCATAATGAAAGTGAACTACATTGTATGGTTCGGGTGTTTGTGTATCAAATATAACTCCCTTTTCAATTTCAACATATCTATCATTATCCAAAATAGGATGTTTAAATTCTGCTACACGATAATTAATTAAGCACTTAACTTTATCCAGATACTTATTAACATTAGTAAATTTATCATAAGCAAAATAAATTCCACTATCTATAATAGGAACATTCCAATCAAGAGGACCTTGATTATCAATAAAAAAGATACAGTTACTATAATCAAATTCTGAAGCAGAGGGAAAAGATTGATCACTAAACCAATATGTTTCACATCCCAATTTTTCAAAAGCTCTTTTCATACCAGCATAAATGTATGAAAATGTTTGATATGGTTTATTTTCTACCCAAAAAATAATTTTTCTTTTCATTTAGATGCCTCCATATCACTATCACACATTTCTTTTACAAGATCTGCAAAAGAATACTTGGGTTTCCATCCAATTTCGTTTTTAACGAAAGTTGGATCACCGACTAAAGAATCAACTTCGGTAGGACGATAATAATCTGGATTGACTCTTACAAGAACTTCACCAGTTTCTTTGATAGTTGCCACTTCATCTATTCCAGTTCCACTCCATTCAATATCAAATCCAATATGTTCACATGCAATACTTACAAACTCACGCACTGAATGCTGTTCCCCTGTAGATACAACATAATCATTAGGATGCTCTTGTTGCAGCATTAACCACATTGCCTCAACATAATCTTTAGCATGACCCCAGTCTCTTTTAGCATCTAAATTTCCCAACTCTAAAGGAGCAGATCTCTTACCATTTTTAATTTCCGAAAGAACCTTCGTAGTTTTGCGTGTTACAAAATTTTCTCCACGTCTTGGACTTTCATGATTAAAAAGAATTCCACTACACCCAAAGAGACCATATGCTTCTCTATAATTTTTAAGAATCCAATGTGCATATAATTTTGCTACTCCATATGGAGAACGTGGATGAAATTTAGTGCTTTCTCTTTGAGGAATAGACTGAACTTTACCATACATCTCAGACGTACTTGCCTGATAAAATTTTGTGGTATTAATCATTCCAAGAATTCTCAATGCCTCCAAAAGTCTGGTAACTCCTAATGCATCTACATCTGAAGTATAGAGAGAACTGGAAAATGAAACTTTAACATGACTCTGTGCTGCCAGATTATAAATTTCATCAGGTCTAGTTTCCTGAATAATTGATGTAAGATTAGAAAAATCTGTCATATCCCCATAATGAAGAGTAATGTAAGGATTATTCAAAAGATAATTAATACGATCTGTACCATCAGATGTAGAGTTTCTTCTAATAATACCATGAATACGGTATCCTTTATCCAACAAAAATTCAGTAAGATAAGAACCGTCTTGTCCTGTAATTCCGGTGATAAGTGCTGTTTTCATATCAATTTAATAGTGTACTTGAAAGTCAATAGGTTTTACTTTAATATTGTTATTTGAAATATGATGTTTTAATAAAAGTTCATTACACCAATAACCATCAACTTCATTTGATTGTTTAATTAATTGTCCGATTTGATTGTAAACTCCACAAAATGTATTAATAGCATTAGAAGATCCCATAGCAAACCAATCACTAATCATACCATCAGGTTGATATAAATCTTGATACATGAGGTCATCATCATTTATCACGATGTTCTCTAATTGTAGCACAACATGGGGAGAATAATCAATACGGTTACGAATAACAAGATCATATTCTATACTATTCTCAACAGAATACTGCTCCTTCAAAAGATTTGACATCATAATACTATAAAACATACTATTGGTAGTATCACAAATATATTTTTTTGCAACTTCCAAACCAGAAGGAACTTCTAAAGCCCAAGTATGTGCATGAGTAAAAACTTTATCAGGAAATTCATATTTTCTTGTCCACTTTTTTGGTTTCTCAACCATTATTCTTTTAGGACTATAATATTGAATTAATTTATTGATAGCATTTGGATCTAATCTATGGCTTTCTCTACCGGGTATTATAGAATTAGTACTAAGATTTTCTTCATCAAACCAGGTATGAATAAAAACATCAACATCACTATTGTGCTGAAGAATTGATTGACTTAATTTAGAAAATCCAACATCAACAACTCTTGGTTGTCCAGATAAACATAATGCAATTTTCATATATCTTTCCCATTAACAAAAACTATATCACTCATAGGTTGTCTATTAGTAGGATCTTCCTCATAATTCATAAAATTAAATACTTCAAAATTTTTAGATTCAAAATAATCTATACATTCTTTTCTGTTAGACTCACCTTCAAATCTAGAAATAAAATTAGGACATTCGATACATATAAATTTTGTTCTATTTAAAGTATCATCAGATAAAGATTTTATAATATCTAAGTCCTTACCCTCAGTATCAATTTTTATAAAATGAACTATTCCTTCTGGAAGTTCTTCTTCAATAATAGAATTTAAATTTAAAACATCAACTTCGACAACTTCTTTAATTTTTGTTATCTTATTAATAATTGTTTGAGAATAATAAAATTTATCTTTATCATTCAAATTTGAGGAAAAATTCTCTGGTTGCAATTTACAAAGAGAACTAGTTTGATCATCAGAATTTACAAAGAATTTTTTCTTTGTAGGAGAATCTACATTGTCAACACATATCTGAAAAAATTTATCATAATGATCTTTAACATTATGATCAAAAGGATCAATTCCTATAGCATAAACATCATTTAAATTAAAAATTTTTTCTAACTCAACTAAAAATGATGCTCTTGCGGCTCCTACATCAACAACATTAATATTGGCATAATTATTCTTAAGTTCTACAAAAGCAGAATCATTTACACAAGTCATTTAATTTTACCCACATAATCACTACAAATACCAAAACAATTGTAATGCTTCATAACTATATATCCACAATTAATAAACTCAAATAAATTTAACTCAGGCATCACTATAATAGATTTGGAATTATATTTTTCTCCTGGATAAGACCAAATATATTTTTTACTAGTCATAGTGTATGAATCTTTATCATGCCAAAAATAATTATAACCATCAAGATTAGAAGAAAATTGATAGAGTGCCTCAATATTTTTACAATGAATCCACAATTTTTCTTTATGTTTATGTAACCAAGACCAATTAACTAGATATTTTGAATAGTCATGCCCAAGAAAAAATTTTTCAGTGTCATCATCAAATCTAATATCAATTTCAACATCATAACCTTGTAGGATTATATTGTCAATATGTTCAGGATTATTTTCATTTAATAAATTCGGACCATCAATGTTACCACGATGTGCTATCAGTTTCATCCCCTATAGTACTCCAAGAAATAATAAACATAAATTATACCTCAATTAACTGAATATTTATCTGAAGGAATGGATGGCCATCTCACAACAATCAGGTCAGAATCTTCAAGAAATTCCACATTGGAAACTTCATTGGGTTCATAAATCCACATGTCTCCGGCACTCATAAGTTTACCATTTACTTTAAGTTCTCCAGATACAATATAATTTAACTCAGTTGTAACCTTGTGAGTATGTGGAAATGTTTCACATCCTTTTTTATGGTTATGATGTCCTACTTCGAAGAATGGATTTTTAAATAAAGATGGATTAAAATCACCAACAAACCATCCTCCCCTATAATCTTTAATATTAGATTCAATCATTTTTCTAACTCCTGAATACGAATCTGATGACGACCACCGTCAAAAGTATTGTTTGAACAAATCTCTAGATATTTGTCTAAAGTATTGTAATCAATATCTCTTGAGGGAATAGCAAAAAAGTTAGCACAATTATGTCTGATTGACATCTCCATTGCAAACTCATTATAAATCAAAGCAGATCTAATACCTTTATACTTGTTCGCACAAATATTGATACCTTGCCCTGTACGACAGAATCCAAATCCATAGTCACAATCCCTCTCTCCAATTGACTTAACTGCCTGAGCAATATAATCACGATAATCACAATCCTTATTCAGAATAGTTCCAAAGTCAATGTATTCAAGACTGTGCTTATTTAAAATCTGTTTAAAAATTTCTTTTGCTTCAAATCCAGAATGATCAGAACAAATGGCAATGGGTTTATCACCAATGCGACGAATAACATTGTTTTTATAAAAATGAAACTCATCAGGAGTTCCAAAAATATGCATCTTATCTACAGATTGAGTAAGAATTTTCTTACCATCATCAATCAAAAGATTATACAGTGGTGAAATATAAAATTCATTTTTTGTTCTAAGATCACGATCAATCATATCTCGTGCATATTTACAAAAATCAGAACCTTTCTTGAATCCGTATATACCAACACAGGCATTACTACTAATTGCTTTCTTTTCAGCAGTTTTCTTTACATACCCATCATCACCCACATCAGCATAACTATAGTTTATAGAGTTTGATTTGAATGTCAAAAGCATTCCATCAGCATCTATCTCATTCATAATATGAGGATTGAAGACCGGTCTAAACTCAATGTCTAAAGTATGAATAATGAGAGGAGCATCGTTATCAATATATTCTTCGGCATAAAGACAACTACAAACAGAACCATCTGTAAGTTTATCTAAAACAACAATTTCAATATCATCACCAAACTTCTTTCTCAAAAGTTCGTCTATGTGAAAATTATAAATTGTTTCATCACGAACTACAAAAATAAGATTGCATCCTTCATAGTCTAAACAATCTAGAGAGATGTCAATCAAATGTTTGTCTTTGATATTGATCAGTTGTTTGGGAACTTTAAATCCCTCTTTAATAAAACGGCTCCCAAGTCCTGCCATAGGGATAAGAATATTTGGTTTCATATAGAATTTTTAATAATTTCAGTAGTCTTTAAATGTGCAAATTCAATCCAATTATGAATATCTCCCTCACCTTTTAATAATTTATATAAAAAACAGGAAGCAAATATATCACCTGCTCCCAAAACATTTACATCTTTCAGTATCAGATCTTCAGGTAGTTTGTAAAAAAACTCTTTTTCTCCATTAGAAACAATACTACCAGATGCACTATGAAGAATTACCCAACCTTTTGTTTCGGATGTGTAGTCTGATAAATCACTATCAATATCTTCATCAGATATAAAAAGATAATCAATATACTTAAGTAAATTTTTATTTACAGATTTACCAGGACATATATCTGCTGTAATAATTCCATCAAGAGTGGGAATAAAATCATACAGTTTCATCTCATTCAAATAGATAAGATGATGAATTGTAGATGAAAAAATTTTTGCTTTGTGTTGAACTAAACTAAGTTGAACTTTAGAATATCTTTTAGCTGCAGGTTTATCAATATAGATGAGTGCTTGTCCAATGTCAATAGGAGACAATCCAATATCAAGAGTTGAATCAATTTCTAATAATGCCTTCCATACATTTGCCATTGATCCTAAAGTTTTCTTTTCTTTAGTCCCTTCAAGAATAGTATCAATCGTTAAATGTCCGTAAAGAGAAACGTCTTTCATTAAAATTTTTCCTTTAAGTCAAGTTCATAGATCTTGTCTATTACTTTATCATAAGAGAAGCAAGGAAGCAACCCATCTATTTCAAGTGTGTCGAATAGTGTCATAACTACATTTTCACCACCCTTAACTGGCAGAACTTTAGAAACCTGCTTAACACATCTTGGAGAGTCTATAAGACAATATGGATGAAAAACTTTTCTCATAATTCCAATATCAAAAAGATCATCTCCAACATATACAGTTTCTGCATCAGAACATTTATAATCTTCCAAAATTTTTCCAAGATAATTTTTCTTATCACTATGAAAACCCTCTCCACGATTAGCAATCACATGAAGATTTCTATTCTCAAGAATACTAATATTATATGGGTCACCAGTCAAAAATACTACATTAATACCTATTGCACGAAATCTTTTTATTGCAGTCCAATCTTTATCACAAAATGTTTTTAACTTAACTGTTCCCTCACGGTCATAATATTTTATGCCATCTGTCATGACACCATCAACATCAAGAATAAGTAATTTAATCATACTAGTTTTTACAAAAAAATTTTAATTGTTTATTTGACCATTAATCCAATAGTAAGTATAACGAATACCTTCTTTAAGTGTCATTTCATAGTCCCAATCCAACTTCTCACGTATCAAATCATTATTAGAGTTGCGACCACGAACACCCAGAGGTCCATCAAGTTTGTGAGTTTTAGAAACTTCTTTTTCTGCAACTTCGGCAGCAATATCCACAAGTTGATTAATAGTCACCATCTCTTCAGAACCAATGTTCACAGGACCTATAAAGTCACTTTCCATTAGTCTTCTAGTTGCTTCGATGCATTCATCAATGAACAAGAAGGAACGAGTTTGTAACCCATCTCCCCACACCTCGATAGGTCCACCCGACTGCGGGAGCTTAGCAACTTTGCGGCAGATTGCAGCTGGTGCCTTCTCTCTTCCACCGTCCCAAGTTCCTTCAGGTCCAAAAATATTATGATACCTAGCAATCCTAATTGGGATATCATGGTTGCGATTGTAGGCAAGATAGAGACGCTCACTAAAAAGTTTTTCCCATCCGTATTCGGAGTCCGGGTTAGCGGGGTATGCTGATTCTTCACGACAGTCTGGATTATCAGGGTCTAATTGATTATGTTCTGGATACATACATGCCGATCCAGAATAGAAAATTTTAGTTTTATTAACAACATGTTTATAATTAATATTTTTTACTTCTTCTAGAAGATTAAGATTAATTCTTACCGAGTTATGCATGATATCTGCATCATTTTCACCAGTAAAAACAAAACCTGCTCCACCCATATCAGCAGCAAACTGATAAATTTCATCAAAAGGTTCGCAAAACTTATCTGCAATATCTTTATAGAAATTTCCAAGATATCCATTAAACAAAGCACATCGTCTTACAAAAATAACATCTCTTAAATCACCAATAATAAATTCATTCGCTTCCGTTTCAGAAAATTCAGGATGTTTAAGATCTACACCACGAACCCAGTATCCTTCGGAACGAAGTCTCTTTACCATATGACTTCCAATAAATCCACCGGCACCAAGTACAAGTGCAGTTTTTTTATAATCGGACATAATTTTTTTTTTCAATTCCTAATGTATATATTACTATAGTATCAACAGAAAGTCAATATATTTTACACATTTCAAGAAGTCCCTCGTTAAAATTCATATGCGGAAGATAACCAAGTGAGGAAAGTTTATGATTATCGAGTGTCATATTTTTAACTTGAATATATTCTTGATCTTTGGGAAATGGAATTGATAGTATTTCACTCTTGCTAGAAACTACATCTCTAGCGATTAAGATAATATCTCTAAAAGATTTAGAATATCCTGTAGAGATATTATAAATTTCGTTCACGTTAGATTTATCAATTAAAAATTTAATAGATCCACAAATATCATCAACAAACATATAATCTTTTTGAAAATCTCCTCCTTCAAATAATTTAATTTCTTTGTTTTGTTTAAGAAGTCCAATCATAAATCCAAGAACATTTTTTCCTGGAGTAATTGTAGGATCTAATCCATAAACATTTCCAATTCTGAAAATTCTATATTTTATATCAAATGTTTTACAATAAGAAATTAATAATTGTTCTGCACTTCTTTTAGTAATCGAATAGAACCCTGTAGGATTGCAACAATCACTTTCTTTTGCACATAATACATCATTACCATAGACAAAACCAGAACTTATAAAGTTAAATGTTATATCCTTCTTCTTGCAATTAGATAAAACATTCATCAATAGAGTTAGATTAGTATCAATATCTACATGCAAATCTTTAAAGATATTTTGATTAGTTGTTGTACTAATAAAATAAAGAATGTCTTTTGTAAGAGGAATTGTATCGTTTCTTGAGACTAAAATAACTTTATCAGAATACATTTCACAAAATTTACCTCCAATAAATCCAGTTCCTCCAAATACAGATAAATTAGTCATACTTATGACACTGTTCAAATGATTTTCCCACCTTATCTTTTGCAGACAATATGGGTTCTCGTATATTCACCCAGTCAATATTCAAGATAGGGTCGTCCCATGCAAGAGTTTCTTGATCATCTGGTACATAATAATCAGTGGTTTTGTATGTAACTTCTGCTGTTTCACTCATTACATGAAATCCATGTGCAAATCCAGGTGGGATCCATAGTTGTTTCTCTGGTCGATTTAATGTAACACCTATCCACTTACCAAAAGTTTTCGAAGATTTTCTAAGATCAACAGCAACATCGTAAATAGAACCAGAGATACATCTTATTAATTTACCTTGTGGACGTTTGACCTGATAATGCAATCCACGTAAGACAGATTGTGATGATTTTGAATGATTATCCTGTACAAACTCTATAGAACATTGAATAATGTTTTCAAATTGTTGTTGATTAAATGATTCCATAAAGAAACCACGATCATCTTGAAATAATTTACTCTCAATAATGTAGACATCTTCCAGTTCAGTTGCTGTAGAGTTCATACCATTCAATTGTTTCTTTAAGTCCTTCATCAATATTAAATTTTGGTCTCCAATTTAAATCAGCAGAAATTTTATTAATATTAGTTGAGTATCTTCTATCATGTCCTGGCCTATCTTTTACATATTCTATCATACTTTCTTCTTTTCCCATCATAGAGATAATTTTTCTAATTAAATCAATATTATGAAGTTCACATTCTCCTCCGATATTATATTTCTCTCCAATTTTACCCCCCTTCCACACTTCTATTAATGCTTCACAATGATCCTGAACATATAACCAATCTCTAATTTGTTTTCCGTCACCATATACAGGAACATTCTTACCTCTTAAAAGGTTACATATTGTTTGAGGTATAAGTTTTTCTCTATGTTGTCTTGGACCATAATTATTGGAACAGTTCGTAATAATCGTAGGTAGATTATATGTATTGTTGAATGCCTTTACAAAATGATCACTAGATGCTTTTGATGCAGAATATGGATTTCTAGGGTCATAATTAGTTTCTTCTGTAAAAGATCCATTTTTAATAGAACCATATACTTCATCAGTAGAAATGTGCATAAACTTTTCAACTTCATATTTTAGAGAAGCCATAAGAAGATTTACAGTTCCAATAATATTTGTCTGAATGAAAGGAGTACAATCTTTAATAGAATTGTCTACATGACTTTCTGCGGCAAAATGAAAAACATATTTTGGTTTATGTATAGTGAAAATTTCAAATACTTTATCTTTGTTTGATATATCATATGGAAGTAAAGTTACTTCCTTTGGAACATTATTTAAATTAGAAGCATAAGTTAAACTATCCAAACAAATAATTTCATCATCACAAGAATTAATTAAAGTATTAAGAAAATTGCTCCCAATAAAACCTGCTCCACCCGTAACTAAAATTGACATTACTTATACTTCTCCAAAAGTTCTGGGGAATATTGTTCTACAACCTCATCAGTTTGTTCGGACATTTTTACTTTTTCAAATTCATATACTCTATTTCTAATTTCAGTTGAAGAATATGTATGTCTTCTCAAATGATAATGTATATGAATTCCATTATCAATACAGTACTGCTTTCCAGTAACATCTACATCTTTATATTCTTCACTTAAAAATCTAATATCGAATGTTTGAGTTTGAATTAAATTAAGCAAATCTAATTCTGTTTCGTATACTAAAATTTCATCCACATATTTACACCCTTGCAATTGAACATATCTTTCGTATATGGATTGTACTGGTTTATTTTTAACTCCAGGTCTATCTATGGTAGGATCAACTTGAAGTGCTACTTTTAAGTAATCACATAATTCCTTTTCCATCTTAAGCATGGTAACATGACCAGCATGAAATAAATCGAAAGAACTACATTGAAATCCTATTTTCATGAGAAAAATTACTTTGTTTATATTATACTAAAAAAGGAGAGTTTATGCAACTCTCCTCATACGGTCTTGCCATGCACGCCACTTACTCTTTGACCAGGAGCAAGAAACTGGACGGTAGTAACCCACCCGCACCAACGGCATTTGAGAGATGCCGTAAACTCATAAGAGGGTCATATGACTCCACCAGGTCTAGTTTTCAGACGATACCGAGTCTCTAACATAACAAGGAATACCATCCGGATCTAACCATTTGGTATATTCATAATCCTCCATAGCAGTCATCAGTTGCAATTCATTATCACAGAGATACATATCACGATAACGACCGGTATATGAATCTGCTTTTTGAATACGACAATCTGGTTTACCATTGATTTCCAAAGTGCCAACTTGGATATAACGATATGGAGACCGTTCAAGAAGAACGGTTGGTTTTTGTACAACATTCATCAGACAATCTCAACAGAAATTTGTAAATCAGAATAAAGATAGTCCATCATGATTTCATAATCATCAAGAGGATCTCCAGAAAATACGACCCCATTAGATTCATAATATTTACGAACTTTTTTAAACAATTTTGGATTTTTCACATCTAAAAAGATTTCACCCTTTGCAGCATTACGAAGAATATCCAAATCTTTGGTCTTGAATTTTTCAGTCAGTGCCATTGTCCGTTTTGATTACCTGTGTATTATAAGGTGTTGTAATTATGTAGTCAAATAAAGTAGGTTCCTATCGCCGCTACTCCTGAACCTACTGAAGGGGAGCACCGCAGTTGATTTCTCAACTCATATATTATACTACCTATAGTGCCCTCTGTCAAATGGTGCCCAGTGCTGCCAGTTATATTTGTGGACTGCCCACATTCCTATAACAGGAACAAACACAAGACACCATGCCAAAAATCCACAACCCCATGGATTGTTTAATATTGTTCCGCAGAACCTAGCAAAATGCAACATTACTCTTGTAAAATTGAAAGGATAAAAAGAAATAAACCGAATAAAGAATAAAATACTATGAAGGCAATGACCATGTTTTCCATAGTTCTAAAAAGTAACGATCAACTTGATATAAGTCTTTAGCAGGTGGAATTTCATCAATGTTTTCAGACCAGTCAATACAAAATGCTCTCATCTCACATACAATATTATTCGGTGTAAACATTCTACCAAATGAAGACATGGCAAAAGCATACCTCATCTTAATGCGCTGTTCCATTTCCGTCATATTTGTCACTTTCATAGTAGACATTTTCACCTTTTCTGTGCCCGAAATAGATGGTGGCACATAGAAAGGGTAGTGATCCGAAAAGTAAGACATCAGATAAAGTCATATAATATTGCCCGGTGATAGAGATTGGAAAATTTTAGCGCAAACATCAATAGCATAAGGTGCTCCATACACACCAGAGAAGATATAAGATATACCCAACTTAGAGCAATACTTCTCCAGTTCCTGACATTTTGTTATGTCAGTGTTACTATGATCAATAATGATATCACCCTCCTCAAGTAATGGTAGTAACTCATCAAGTGTGTCCTCTACCTTTACTTCTGGAAGTGTAATCTGAAAGATACCAGGAACTTTTCCGGCACTAGTGTATCTAAGACTATCAGATTTGACTGCCTGAACAAGATACTCTATTGAGGTTACACATCCACTAATGTATCCTGCTTCATACTGTCCACAGGCATTCTCATAGTTACTACTACTATAACCCCAAACTTCAATTCCCTTTTCAATCATACGACGGGACATACCTTCACCAGTACGACCCAGACCAATCATTCCAACTTTCATAAAATTCTCCTATAATTTAATTTGTAACCATGGTAATAGTGGTGGAATAACACCAATCAATCTGAGAAGGCCCTCAGCAAATAAGCATAAGACAACCCACCCAACACACATGCTGATAATACCTGCGTTTCTATTGTGTCTCCGAATAGCATCGTCAATCATCTCCTGGCACTCTTTCTGAGTGACATAATGTTCTGGTTTTATTTCATCCATCCGATGCGGCATTATCTTGTTTTATCATTTTATCAATAGGATCTGGTGCTCCACCAACAATTGCACATGCTCTCTGATAGAAAAAGTTTTCAATATTTCCAGATGACTCAAAAGTCTCTTTGACTTTCACCCAATTATTATAGGTGTGCTCGTCCATGGTTTTTTAAATTGAAATACATATTAGCTATAATAGTTACCAATTAGTATTCGTCAACTTATCTTGATTTCCTAATATTATCTAACCTCAAAATTCATTTTACGAACTTTGCGTTGCTTTCTTTGTTCCTGCCATAAGATATCTTCTGATGAAAGAACTTCTTTTTTATTTTTAGTCTGATAAGAGTTTACCATAACAACATTTGATAAGTCAACTGCTGAAATCTTATCACCACGAATGGTTGTCATATTCGGACAACCACAACAAACTGTCTTACTTGGATGTCCTTCCAATTCCTTTCCACAGGAACGACACCTAATCTTTATATTTTCCATTGTATAATTCTTTATACGTCTTCAGTTTTCAGTTATTTATCATCTAACATATACTCTACCGTATTGGCAACATCATTCATTGCATCTCGCAATTTCTCACGTTGTCCGGCATGTTGTTCTACTTTCGTAACACCATTCTTAAATTCTTCACAGAGAGTCCATCTCCATTGACTCATACTCTTAGAATACCAAAGATTAATTTTCATTCGTAGAAAAATCGTCTACGCGACTATTTAGTTCTCCCATCTTACGAATCAATTGCATATGTTCAGTTTCTATTTCCTCAATACGACTCTGTAGTATCTCAATCATATCATAGATGTTATCACAGTCTGCAATTTTTTGTTCCGACTTTTTGATTTTCTTTTTCATTAGTAATCCATATCTCCACCATATCTGATACAAGTCTTTTTGTTTTCTGCCGATGATCTACACCACTGTCTCACATAAGCATCTGCATCTGTATCCATTATGTAGTGAGCATGGTTGTGCAGTGCTCCTATGAATGCTATCATTCCAAACATCAAGAGAGAGGTCATTACTCCTGGATTCGTTATAAAGTTTATAAAGTATTTTTTCATTCCGTCTCAATAAGAGGAGGATTGGGCCATCCTGGCGGACACATAGGTACACTATAAGGTTCACTCATAATAGATTCAACTATTTTTTTATCAACCTCTACAGGGTTTATTGCATCACTATCTCTCCATAGAGATGGCATATCTAAAAGTACTCTTCCTGGTGTTTTAGCAGGTTCAATACTTCTAATACAAAGTGCAGGTGGGGTATAATCCATATATAAAAAAAGGGGATGCCGTCGCACCCCCAGTATAACATCTAGATGTATATGTGTCTATAAAGATCAGAAGTTGTACTTAACTCCCAATTTAGCTCCATATCCACGGTCGATGTCAGCATCGCCAGAACCGACGAAACTAACTTCTCCGTATGCACCAAATGCATCAGTCAGTGCAAGACCGAGACCTGCCTTACCAGAAGGAACAGTGTCACTTTCACCACCATCAGGGGAGACTACACTAGCTCCTCCTTGGACGTAATATGAAGCGGACTCACTAAGTTCACCTTCATAACCTACGTGCAGGTCTGTGGTGGTCGAATTGTAATCAGATCCGGTCCAACCAGAATTAGCTTCCACGTTGACGTAGGGTCCGGCTAGGGCGGCAGCAGGGGCAAGAGCAATTGCAGCGGCAGCTGCGGCGATAGTCGTTTTGAACATTTGTTTTCCTCGTTTTTTTACTTGCGGAATGGTTACCCGCAGATGTTAAGAACCTCGACTGGTTCTGTTGTAAATCGTTACAGTAAGTAACGGAGTATTTATACTCATTTTGTTTTTCGGGTATTCGGTTAACCCGAAAGCGGAATACCAGAATCGAACTGGTGACGAAAGGTTGGAAACCTTTAGTTTTGCCTCTAAACTAATTCCGCAGAGTGGGAGATTGCTCTCCCACCGCACTTCCTCCACACAAGAGATAGTATAAGACAAGATTTGATTCTTGTCAACTCCCCCACTTGGACTCGAACCAAGAACATTCGGATTAACAGTCCAACGCAACTACCAATTGTGCTACAGGGGATCAGGCAGGCAAGGAGGGACTCGAACCCCCGACCAACGCATTAGAAGTGCGTGGCTCTATCCATCTGAGCTACTTGCCCATAAAAAAGTCAAGAGGCGTCATCTGTTTGTCGATGCTCTTACCTGTGTTTTGCCTCTCAACTCACTTATTATAATACCTTCCAGTCTGTGCGTCAACCCTCTTCTACGACTTCCGTTTCTGCTTCTTCGGTGACTTCTGGTTCAGGTAACTTGACTCCGGTTGCTTCCAAATATTCAATAGCACCTTGAGTCTTTAGCATCAAATCTCTGGTTCTTGTAGTTTGTGCCTGAATTCCTTCCAACTGTTGAGACAGTGTTACTCTTTGTTCGATTAATTGCGAAAGGTGATTTTGCTGCTCGTTCATTTCAATATAAAAAATATTTAATTTTATTTATATTAGTATCACATAGAACATTTATCTCCTTTTAAAAATATATCTCTCTAAATAAGTATACATACCTCTTTGGTAAATCATATGAAACGGTTTTTACCCTTCATAATGTTATTGATGACCGCATCAGCAGCAAATGCAGGTGCTCTTACGCATAAAATATCTTCAAGTGTTCAGTTGACAGTTGATGCTGCTGCTACTAACGTCACAAGACTTGGAAGTACATTCGCAATCTCAGGCAACGGTGTAGATACTACTGACGGAACAACAGTTAATACAATTTCTACTGGTGCAATCACTAGTGGTGTTTATGCCCCAGGAACAATTGCTGCCACTCAAAATACTGCGGGAAATGCTTTTAGTTTCTCTCAGTCTTACACACAGGCTGATGCAATCCCAGCAGCAGCAGTGACTGTTGGTGATGTAGCAAACTTCGGTAACATTACATCTACAACAGCAGGAACTGCTGGTAGTCTAGCTGGTACTCTCGGAACTACTGGTGCTATTACTTTAACGGCTGGTGGTGCTGGTACAAATGCTACCGGACAATTTGTTAGTGAACTCTCGATTCTACACTAAATAAATGGAGGTCAGAGATCATGACTTCTGGAAAGACAATCATATATACTGTGATGTCTGCGGTGGGAGTAAGTCTTATTCCTGCCGCTGCCCTGTCCGTGCCGGTCGTCCCAAACTTCACGCAGGGCTCAATGACAAGCCACACGGAGACAACCTCCAAAGTGACTGAAACGATTAACTCTATAGACTATGCAACAGGATGGCAATATTCAGTATCGGGTTCAAACGTGACCAACGGGGGACAATCTCTCAGTCCCAATCCAACGACAAACTCAGTGATAGTGAATCCATTAGGAGGAACAGAGGGGCAAGTAACAAGTGCCAACTCTGGTCTAAATTTAAATGGACAGAGTTTTACAATCGCAGAACCAGGAGCAGCATTCCAATTCACTCAGACCTACATGGGTCCGGGTGTAACAAATCAAACTGTGATTCAAAGGGTCACGGAGGTTACCAGCGTGAGCGATACAACTTCCATTTTTACGCAGTAAATGGAACAAAAAAATCCATTACTGGTATTATGCTGCTTTGCATCCTATCTCCTAGTATTGCTCGTGCTGCGGATGT